GCATCCGCGAGCCCCTTGCCAGTCCCGGTAATGTCCACAAGAATCGCATCCATGCTGAAACGCTCGAAAGTCTGTACAAGCCAATCTGCTTGCACATTGTAGTCCCTATTAGCTAGCTCTCCCCAGACCCGAGCCCCAATCGCGGAACCTTGCCGGTCGCACACGAAAGGCTTGTCCTGTCCATCGCCGGCCGGATCGATGCAAAGAAGCTTAAGCGCACCGGCCGACGGACTCGGCCTGCGCATCATGGCAGCCTGCACAATAGACGCTGAGAAAAAGTCCAGCGTGCTATCCGCCATGAAACATTCATCGTACGTAGCCGGATACTCCTGCCTCGTCAGCCTATGAATGCTTCCGGGGTGACCGCCATTCATTGCGGCAATCGTGTAGTTCTCCAGCCAAAACCAATATGTTTGCTCCTGATCAAGCGCATGAAATTTAGCGTAGTCTTCGAATTCTTTCGGAGCTTTCCAACCGGCGGGAACTGTCATGCGGTATTCAGGCATTAATGGCCACGGTAAGAAGTACAATCGCCACGGTCCTTCATTCCGTGCGGCGTGCGCTTCCTGGCACATGCTGTAGAACATGCCTGATTGTCCGTTACCCGTACTTTCGATAATGATTTCTGTATCTGCAAGGTTCTGTACAGTTTGTAGCAAGCCGGATGACAGGTCTTCTGTGTTGTCAAAAAATGCAGCTTCCGACAGATGCAGCAAATGAAAATCATCGGAACGGCCAATGTCGCCACCTTCCGCCGACGCGACTTTGTACAGTGATTTAAGTACGTCAAAAATCAACTCACGTGCATTGGATGCGCCCAAATGCGGACGCGCGCATGCAGGAAGCCCATTGTAAAACTCTTTGATCTCCCGATGCAGGTTCGTGGCGCTATCAGATCGGTGCGCAACAACTTGCGCACGTCGGCCGGCCTGCGTTGCGGTGCGATGGAAATAACGGCCACCTATGTACATACTAACGCCCATCCGCCGAGCTTTGGGGACCAGAGCGCGCACCATGCCGAACTTGGCGTGTTCTTTTTCAATGCTGGCATGCAAAACGCGCTGCATGCTGTTCAAAATAAACGGAATGCGTTCGCCACCTATGGGAGGGCGAACACGCAGAAATGTCTCACGATACCGATCGAAATTGAAAAGAAGAACATTCCGTACGCTCTCTTTACTCAATCGAACAGGCCGCTCCCATGGAACGGACACGAATGTTTAACCTCCATCGCCCGCTTCTCCGGGGACGGTCCAATGCCACCAAAAATGCACTGCCAACCCTCCCGTGACATTGCCGAGCAACCACGGCAGAACCGGCCAGTCTTTCGACAATTCATAAGTGTATCGCGACAATGTCGTGCCGCCGGTCGCAAGCGCCCACCCTTCGATCGCCGCAAAACCGACAATGAACACGAGAGCAAACACGGTCCAAATCCAAGGGAACATGCGATCCGGCATGGTCATGATCGCTGGTCCTCCGTCACGGGAAGAACTGCAACTGCCCCCATGGGAACAGCTGCCTCTTCCTTCGCCCTGATGATGGTTGAATTGACCGCAATCGTCGGTGTAGCCGCCGTTACGATCGGAATGGCTTGCACGCGATGCCTGAGTTTGTCGAGCCGCGCTTTGACAAGCGCCTGTCCATTTTTCTGCCACCACGACCATCCGGCTCCAACGCCGTATAACGCGAGGCCCGCGCCGATCTGAACGAACGAATTGCTTTGATCTGCTGTGAGGGCGCCGTGGGCGACAAGGCCACCAGCGACGCCCGTAAGAACGTGGCGAACCTGTCCGGCGATCACGGTTTCCAGAAAACTTGTGGTAGTGCTATCCATAGGATGCATCCTTTCAATTGGTTGTAACTTTTGCTGCAGTGATGCCGCTGATGGCGTCGACCCACGGCTTGATGTTTGGAAACTGCTTTTCGAGCTGAATTGCCAAAGCTCCAATCACGTCCATGTGGCTGTTGAGCACGGTTCCGACCGTAGAAGGGTCGGTCTGAATCGCACTGGTCACATCCACCGCGGCGCTGATGCCGCGTTGCGCGAGCAACACAATTGGGCCGGCCGCATTCCAGGGCGGCGGCATGAACCCGAGCAATGTTCCGACGATCGGCATGAAGGCGTTCACGTGAGCGACAGTTGAAGCGAGCGTGATGCCTGACATGTTCACGCCTTGAACAATCATCGGCAGCGTTGAGGCGGGCTGAGCTCGAAGCTGAGCCGCGACGAGCGTAGCCAAAGTGTTCATATCGATCTGGGGAGCTGCAGTTGAAGTTTCAGCCACGGGAACCTCCGGTTGTGTTTCCAATGAAATCTTGATCGTCGGGTCGAGCCCCGCAAGAACCTTCAAAATCGTCAGCGCGCCAGGCTGCCCGCTAATCGCACTCGCACTGTAGACGTGATCAGCGATATACTTGCCTTTGGTATACTCATTCGAGTCCGATGCAAGATAAGGGTTTTCGATCGGCTTACTAAGATAGCCCCAACCGTTGAACGCTTCCCAATCAAATGCCGCACGCTCAATCGATGTTGGCGCCGAAACCCCTCGCAACGCGACAATGGCGCCGGCCAGGAAGCTGGCAAACGGACCGAGTCCGGCCGGGACTTCCGTCGTGACGCGATTAAGCGGTTGTCCATTCCCGAGAAAAGTACACGCGCCGCCGCCGCCTTCCATCTGATCATTGACGGCGACGTACCAGTAAAGACCAGGATCGCCCCACACAGTTTGCGCGACTTGCTGGTAAGTCGCTTTATGTGCGATAAGGCCATTACAGATTTTAATGAGTTCCGGCATGTGAGCCGGCGACGGAACAAGCTCCGTCCACAGTTTGGCATAATGTGGTGCCAACAAACTAAAAGACGGAACGGTCATCCTTGTAGCTCTCGACAAGTGAAAGTGCCGTTCTCGACCAAACTCGCGTTGGTGCCGTTACCGGCAAAAAACAGCGCATAAGTCTGCGAAGAAACGGAATTTGGTATATCAAACACCGGACCCACGGAAATAGCAGACACAGCAGGAAGGCCAGAAGATGCACCCGTCTGTATCGGTTGACCTAAAGCCGTGGCACCGCGATAAATCTGGGCAATCAATAAACTCGCCGCTGCCCCGGGATTTTGCCATGTTGAGGCTGAGCATGCAACTATATCGGATGCACTGAAAGGAACCAAATTTAACGTCATATTAGTACTGGCGGCAGGAGTAGCTGAAGTAATAGATTGAGTGACCGCAGTACTCGCCCACATTTCTTGAACCGTTTGGCCGGCTATGGGAATGCCTGGACCAGCCAATTGCACAGTAGTCGGACCTGTAAGCCAAGCTCCTGCAGTAGCTTCTTGTACGTCTACATACCCAAGCACTCTAATTGGCGAATTTGTGACAGATACGGCCGTACAATACAGCACTTGTGCGTTAGCACCGCCTCCCGATCCTGCAAAAGACGTATAGACCCTACTTTCATTGAGAGGAATCAGACTGGCAAACGCTCCTGCCGGTGCGGAGCGCGCATTGTATACGCACAAAGATGGAGTACCGGCATTATTAATTGCCGCGACCCACAATCGACACATTTGGGCATTGTTGCACCCTACTGCAAAACCCGAAGTAGCCGAAATATTCAACGGCGCTTGAAGCGACAAAATTACTGGATCGCCGTTTGCAACTGTCGCGTCGCGGAACGGAATCAACACCGGATTGGCTGCCGACGGAGCGCTACCGTTGTTCCCTAAGACAGCAATCGTCAAATTGCTCGCTATTACACTAGCATTAAGCTGCAAGTTGACTGGCATGCTGAAACTAAGGGCGGAATTGGCAAGCGTAGAAGACAGAACGCTCGACCATGCACCATCGCCACGCCAAAACGTCGTGGCGGATGCGTTGGTGCCGGAATTAAGATTAGCAGGAGGTAAGTTCCCCGTAACACCTGCACCACCTAAAGAAAGCGCAGTGCACGCCGGATCGGCAGAAGCCCCGGCCCCAATGATTGGCACGCCGGAATTACACGGTCCGACACTACCAAAACCGATGACGCCGATATCACGACCGACAGGAATAGAATGATTCGGCGTTTGCCACTGCGCGAGTGCTGGAATCGCAATGAGGCATGCAAGAACGATGGGAATCAAACGAAGCATTTTCATGGCGCTATTACCCATGTATTGAGATCAGGGGACGGCTGTAACATGACTCCTCCAAGCTGTACAGCTGTGGAAAGCATTTGTAGCGTTGATTGCCCCATAATAGTTGGTGACGAAACTATCTCAGGCACGCTTAGAGTAATAACGTGATTCGTGACGGCCGTGGAAAAATCCACAATCTGCAACTTCTTCCCGCTGGCGAATTGACTGGCAAGCGTCGGGAGTATGATCGCTGTAGTGGACGGCGCGGCGCGCTGTATAGCTGCCAGTGACGTGCCAGCAACGATAGACTGCCCCGTCCCGGTTATCTTCTGAAACAAATAACCAGATGCAATTGGCAAAAAATACTGCGTCCACAAAGCGGGCGTGGCGGGCTGATAAACCGAAAGCGCTGCATTCCACAGGTACAGAATGCCCTCGGCGCTCCACGATGGCGACGCGGGTTGAAACCAAGCCGTTGCGGCTTGATTAGATATTGGTGCGGTAGCCTGAACTGCCAAAGTTATGAAACCAGCACGACCTAAAGCAGCCACGACAAAATCAAGGCCCGGCATTTGTTCTTCACGAACGCCGCCGCCCGTACTGCGAAGCAACGCCACGAAGTCAGTCAGCGAATTGTAGGACATGGCCTGCCTAGTGCATCGAGAATTGCGCGAACATGGTTCCCGGTAGCCTCACAGTATCCACTGTAAGCATCAGGAACCTTAATATCCCACTTTTTGATACATTGCCAAACTTTTTCAAATTCAGCAGATCTCAGCATTTCAGGCGTCGGATCGGGCCATGGAATCATTATTAACCTCCTTTATACACTATGGCTATCTTCAGCCGTATACAGCGAATTAAGCGTGACAGTAATCGGGTTTGCTGTACTTGGCCACGCACCTGCAGCTTTTGGTCCATATATAGACACAGGATTAAGCCCGTAATTCCCGAACCCAGCCCATAACAAATAGTAATCGTTGTTCACGCCGATATCGTTGGTTGGCGCTGCAGTGCCAAACCATTTCAAAGCCGGCTGGTAAGTGGCCGGCACGGCGAACAAATAATGCCCCCACGGATCAACGTCGCCACCGCTGTCCGTTGATCTCTTACTGTACAGATTCCACGCCGCAACGTCTATGTACAGATCACCGACAACGCCGGCTTGCGGGACGGGCGGCCCGTTACCGCGCAGAATACTGCCAAACTGCTTCGCCTGAAAGTAGACGCCGCTCTGCATCGTGCCGTTATCAAACCCGCTCATGATTCGCCATTCTGTTGATGCAATGCCGAAATTTTAGCATTTGCCATGGCTAAAGCAACTTCAACTTCGGCAAGCGCTGCCTGACTTTTTAATCTTCGCACTATAAATTCAGCAGTCCCGCGCGAAATTAAGATGCCATCGTCATGCTTTTGTAATGAATGACAACCGCACCCAGCTTCGCTAGACGCCCCCGATAAAAGACAACTAATAAGATCCGGCATGTTACGCTCAAATATGGTTTGTGCTGCAACATTGTCCGCAATGTGATTGTACTTATATGGCATGGCTATCCTCAAACGTGTACAGCGTATTAAGCGTAACGGCAACAGGCGTTGGCTGCTGTCGCAAACCAATCTGACCGACAGGCGTGCCAATTACATTCGCAACTGGGGTAGCCGCTACGTACTCGTCTACAATCCCTGCAGTAATCAACTGAGTTGATGTGCTGTACGCGACTTGCGTACCCTCGCCAGATAGCCCAAGTGGAAACACGCCACCTGTGACTATTAACGTGCTTGGGCCGTTGCCGTTTTCTGGCCATGTATTGTTGGTGCCTTTCGGTCCGTAGATAAATGGTTGCAAACCATAGTTTCCAAAACCTGCCCACGCCAAACAATAATCGCCAGTCACGCCAACGCTGTCATCAGGTGCCGACGTACTGAACCATTTCAATTGTAATTGATAAGTAGGCGGCACGACAAATATATAGTGCCCCCAAGGATCTACGTCACTTACTGTGTCGGACGACCGCTTACTATACAAATTCCACGTCTGCACATCTACGTACAAATCACCCAGAACGCCAGCCTGTGACACAGGCGGCCCACTGCCACGCAAAAGCGATCCAAATTGCTTGGCTTGAAAAAAGACGCCGCTCTGGATCGAACCGTTGTCTATGCCGCCCATGGCATCACATTAGGCAACAACAATTTACGACAATTCGCAATTTGCGCTAACATCATCGAATCTCCCCGCAATCCCGCGACATGTTCGGCCGGTCCGTATTTGTCAGTAAGAATCGCACCTTTTGTTATTGCCAGAACCTTCTTTCCCAAACTAATGTCAAAATGCATCCATGACGCTTTCGGCGGTTGTTGCAACCATTTTCGCTGCACGCCGATCGCATCCGCCATCGTCATCAAGTCGGCAATGTTATCTGCCCACATGTGGCACATAATCATGCGTCCGAAACAATGCCGAACGTCGTCCACATAAACCGTCACGTTTGCGCTCCTACGTCACCCGTACGCGAAATCTGCATCGCCATGTTAACGCCAGTTCCATCCCCGTTGTTGATATTCAAAATACGCAGTCGCATCCACCCTGAACGATGCGCCCTCCGTGACGTGGCAACTACCATGTTCTGCCACTGATCTGCGGGCCACATGCCAGCGTTCGGACTTTGCGAGTTCTGATCCACGCCAAACATGCGCATTTCCATCAACACTGTCGCCTCAGGCGCAACCGGCGACATAGTAACGACACTCGACGCCGCAGAACTAAAAGCGATAGACGCGCGAGCAATGTTGACGGCGATTGTATCTCCTTTGTTGACGGGCAACCAACCCGTAGCGAGGCCAATGGCATCGCCGTACACACAATCATATTGGCGGTTGATCGCCTTGTTATTGCCGCCAGGCCTATAGAAGGTCATGTCGACCTACTTTTTGTTGTCGGCCATGCTACGCGAGCGCTTGCCGTCCATACCGCCAGGCTTGCGTCCCGAGCGCATGCCGCCCTCGCGATTGCCAAACGCGGTAGAGCCACGGTACGTGACACCATCGCCGCCACCATCCCCGTGCTTCGACTTTGCCAGGCGCCTGTTGCCCGAGCTAATGTCGGCCGTAGCTCCAGGGAAGCGTTTGAGAGGCCCCTTGGGCACCGCCGGCCGGCCGCCGAACTTGGTGGCGGGAGGCCCCATGAAGTTCGGCGTAATGTCGTTCTCGCCGGTAGGATTGAACCCCGTTTTATGACCGCAAAATCGCGTTCCCATGTTTCACCTCTTACTGTGGCGTGCCCTGTCCTGAACGCGGGTCATGATATTGTGCCGACGTACCCGCATCCGGATTTGGAAACGGCTGCTTTTCGGCCTTCGCGGGAATCCATGTTCCGTCACGAACTTCGAACAGTTTCCCAACCGCATTGCGATGCAAAAGTCCGTTTGGCAAGCCGCTCGCGGGATGCGACGGCGGTTCAAACAGCTGCCCGATCGGATTGTCTGGTTCAGCCTTCGGCAGTTCACGCAGCTCATTGACCGGCGGAAACAACTTAGGATTTACGGCCCCCGTATCAGATTCGGCCTTGGGAACTTTGTCAACAGCCTCCCGCGCCTCTTTCAGACTGTCGTGAGCGCGATCAAGCAGCTCTTTCAGGTGAGTTCCGCCACCTTGCTCGGGCTCGCCGCTCAAATGCCGCTGCACCGTATCGATATCCGGATGCTCAGTAAGTTGCGACAGTCGCCCACGCGCCGACAGCACGATATCGGCAAAGTTCTGATTTTTCAGCGTTCGAGCCGCGTTCTCCAGTCCCGTCAAATTGGCGATTGTACGCTCAAGATCTGTTTTTAGGGTCATAGTCCTTTTGCTCCTTCGTTTGCCGCTCTACGAATCTACCTTAACACTTTACTTGTCGAAAACAACCAGCAAAATCCCCAAAACAATGATACAAACTGAAATTGCGAGCACGATCAACAACGGCGTCATTTTAATCTTCCGTTAATGTACAGATCGAATAAGAACGGTCACGCCGACCACTGCGGAAATTATCGTCGATAATCCTGTAAGCACGGCGATGATCGATAACATCCTGCTGATCGCCTGCGTTCCTCCGATCTGCTCACCTCGCTGCGAAGATACAAACGCTGTGAGTGGAGCTATGATAGCGCCGATCTCGCGAGTTGCAGCAGACAAGTCATCCTTGCTGGCGTAGGTGCCACGCTCGCCGCTGATCTGCTCACGCAATTGATTAGCCTTCTCGTCTTTGTAGCTCTGTATTTCTCGCGCCAAACCAAGCGCGGCTTTGTCGGCTTCTTCCTTGATTTTTAGGGCTTTTTCACGTTCAGTATTGACTTCTGAATATCGTCTATCCCTTTCATCGTTGAATCGTTGTCTTTCCGTATCAATGCGATCATTTAGGAGCATATTAGCATCAATCAGAGCCGTTATGTGAGCCTGTAACGTATTAAAGGTCCAGCCGTTAACTAACCCCGAGTGTTGTTTTTTACTGGTCACGTTCGCCGTGTTTAATTTTTTAGGGCTTACCAACTATTCAGCTCCAATAACTAACGGACATTGTCGTTCCCTGAACTTTGATCGCCACGAGCGCTTGCTCGCCCTGTACAGGCAATGACGCACCCATAGCAAGCAACACGGCATAATTTACAGAACTGGGCGTCGAGCCGTCATAAGTGGCATACAGCGGGCCGCCAATCGCTGTAATAACCGCATATGTCGGTATGTTATTCACGGTCGTCCCCGGTGGCGACGTTGCACCGCTCGGAACGGTCAAACCAGTCGCCACGGCAATGCTGACATTGTTCTGTTCGAGAAGCTGAATTCGATTCGGATAATCGTCAGACACAAACCTAGACACGCCCAGCTTCACGGCTTTAGCCATGAAGCTATTCGGAAATTGATTAGCACTATCGACGCCGCTCATTGCCTAGCCTTTTGCTGAATACTGCGATGCCACGGAAAGATTTCGGCCGCGAGTTGCCAGTCGGCACGTGTCATCCCACGATAAGAAATCATATCCGCGATAATTGCGCTCACTGCCATGTAGACCATGAGCACGAAGAACGCGCCCCACAGCGACCAAAGAAAGAAACGCAGCGATCGGCATGGAGAGCGGCATTGAAAAACACGCTGCTGTACAGAACGCCAGTACGACGGGCCATTCTTTAACGTCCGTACGCCATACTGCATAACCAATGATAATCGCAGGAAGAACCGCACCGATGCCGAATTCGAAGGCAAACTGCAGAAAATCATTATGAGCGTACTCCGGAAACAAGGTAACGCCGTCGTGCATGAAAACTACACTGAAGAAAGCCCCAGCACCGAAGCCAAACAGCGTCAAGTTATCCCATGCAACGTGCCATATGTACAGACGTTGACTGTCGGACGGCGAAAGCGGATAAAACAAGTAAATCGAAGCTGCCATCGCAATAACGCCTGCCGGTATCCACAAACGACGCGAACAACAGCAAAGCAATCCTACCAGCAAAACAATAGCACCGCCGCGGGAGTGCGAAAGCCAAATGCCGGGCAGCAATGGCGGAATCCACGGCCACATGCGCTCCGTCATCAACGCGACCGCTACAAGAGCAAGCACAGTACCCTGTTGGACGCTATTGACATACAGGCCAGCGGGCATTGTTGATGTAACGGGCACGACGCCAATACCGAAAAACTGCAGCACGGCAACGAAGCTCGACAAAATGGCGCCGATAGCCAATCCTTTGTATAAATCACGCGGATCTTCCAACGTGGTCCCAAACCATACAACCAACGCCGAAATGGCGAGCAACCACACGCCATAGACGGAACCGTACGGATTAGGACTCCAAAGTATGTGCACTGCCGCATAATCAAAAAAGAGAAGCCCGAGCAAATGAAAAACTGTAAACGGTCCCCTCCGCAACAGCCCAAAAGGCAAAATCACGGCCAACAAAGGCCACTGCGTCGCGATGTACGCTCCGGTCAAGCCCGGAATGTAACAAAGCGACACGGCGAGCCCGATCCACAGCATCAACTCACATCCTTAGTGGGCACCAATCGCGAAGTACAGGAACGTCCACCCGTTCTGTTGCGCGCCGTATGCACAAAGCCGTGCCTGTGTGTACAGCGGAAATGTGTTGTTCATACCGGAACGTATCTGCAGCGGCGCGCTTAATTGCAGTGGCGTAATCGTACCTGGTGCAACGCCAGGAACGTTTGCAGCCGTTGCCGCAGGGCACGCAGCCCCCCACGCAATCGCGGACGAAGCTGGCACAGTCATCGACGCCGAAAGTGTGATGTTCGTAACGCCGTTAAACGCAGTAACAGTCGTCCCCGACGTGATCCCCGATCCGGAAATGATGCAGCCGACGCACGGCTGAATTGCCGGAGCCGCAGTCAGCGTCAAACTAGTAGACGAGCCCGACGTACTGCCGATGCCGGTTCCGGACGAAGAGTAAAGACTGCCGTTACCTTCAACCGGCTGAATATCAAGCGGGCCATTGCCCAAGTCTGCCCACTGCCGCGATTGAATAAACGTCGGCTGCGAAGTGACAGTTTGCGCAATTGCGTCACTAATCGGCAACGCTGCCGCGAGAAGAATCGCGAGAAGACGTGACATGTTTGCTCCTTAATCCGCAGTGAAGGCAGCACTGCCTCGATAATGACGCGATCCGTTGAACATGACCTGTGCAACAAAGCCGGCCGCTGTCGGATCGTTTCCGATTTGCTCCGACGAATTGATAATTCGCAACGGCAATGTCGAAGTCGTTTGGATCGTAGTCGGATCAAGCGACATTCCTGAAATGCCGAACCTCGTACTTTGGAAGCTGGCATTCGCCTTCACATCAATACCACTGTTCAAGTCGAGATTGAACGCAGTACCGGGTACGGTAGGCATCGTTGCAGTCATCATGACCTGCGGATCAGTCTCGACAAAAACCCACCCTTCAGTGGACGCAGGAATGTACTGAAAGCCGTTTTTTGCCATGTAAAGCGTTAGTGGGCCAAAGCCCACTACGAGGCCCGTAATGACGCTGGTAGTGTCACCCGGAACCCATCGCGAAACATTTGGTGCCATCGAAGCGTTGCCGAGCAACGAACCGCCGCCATTGCCAATTACAAGGCTCGTGACGGACGGAGCACCAATGTTGGCCGGAAGGTCGCCAGCCCCCTGTATGCCAATTGTGGCAGAGTTGAAAACAACAATGTCACCGCGAAAGATCGCAAGCGCGTTTGTCGGCGCAAGGTGAAAGGGCCGCACGGATGCCCGAGCCACTGAATCGCCGTCAGCCGGTACGGAGGGCAGGAGGCCCGAGTAGTGCCGAAAACCGCCGCCAAGGATGGATTGATTGACAATTTGGACCATAAGCCGGCCCTTCTCCTAGAGGAACGAATCAGCAGTCTCCTAAAGCGTAGCAGTACGAATTGTCATACGTCAATAGCTTGCGTGTCGGCAGCAAATCTGTCATACATCTAGGGGGTTGCACTTCGCTGCGGAATAATGTACATACATGCACAGCTAGGAACAATGACATGATTAAGGATGGAAGCTGGCGGCTGCTTTTGCTGCTTTGGTTTACACTGCTTGTTGGCGCATCATTAATGCATTTAGTAGATCCACTCCTGAATAGGTGCGTTCCATGACACACAAAATTGACGAATACGGAAGGCACGAAATTAAAGCATCGCCGCAATGCGACTCAGAAGGTGACTTCGTTCAATTTGACGAAGAAAACGGAGGCTTGTACATAAACAGTTACGAAGGGATGACGACGCTATCCAAAGAAGCTGCGCTAGATTTGGCCACCATCTTACTTGCTTGGGCAAAAGCACCGTCAATAACCGACATCGCAGACGCAGACCTGATCGCCCTGCTTTGCAACGGGCCTATCACCATTGTTGAGAGAATGGTCGCTGCCGGCCGCCTCGCCGCGCTGGCGGACCGCGTGCAGAAGCTTGAAGAAAACGCAGCAACGTGTCGTGCGCACCGTAACAGACTGCACGAGGAACGCAACGCCATCGAGACGAAGACAATTGAGCAGTGCGCGCAGGAAGCTGAAAAGCTCAGCAAGCCAGGCTCCTCGCTACCCGCCGCTATCCGCGCCCTGGGAAAGGCAGATTAAAATGACAATGCCATGGGAAACACACCCGGCCGTGTTCTTTGGTATCGTCGAACCCCAAGATCCTTTGATAGGACTCAAACCAATCGAACTGAAATTCTTTCCTGCACGACCAGAACTACGTAAAAGCCCACTGACGGGATTATATCCTGGCCAAAATCATCCACTTGATATTCCAGACTTCTTACGACGCGTACATCAAAATGATTAGAACAAATCATTTACCACGTGACGCGTGGTCTAAACGCATCCTAGCATATTGGCTGGAACGCGTACCTGAACCTGTAGCCCGTTCCCAAACTGCTTATGAACGCGGCGCCCTTGCGTATCGTTTGCAGAAAAACGGCGTTTCGTTACAACGCATAGCTGATCACTTCAATCTATCTAGTCGAGAGCGCGTCAGACAAATGCTGTGGAAACACGAACGCGAACGCAAATGGATGACTCCTGTAGAAAAGTTTTTCGCCACCCATCTTTTTTTCACTGATATAAAAACAACTGCAAACAAATGGGCCGGACAGACCGGGCCACGTATTGACCCGAAGCGTTGCGCGTACGCACTTAGCTGCGCACTCGCGTCGTTCAATCCCTCAAATAGTCCTCCAAAGTCATCCCAACCGTAACTTCGGCCTTTGGCATCCACGAATTAGCTTCGCGACGCATGGCCGCCCGTACAACGCCGGTCACACCGCTATCGCGTGCACGCTCAAAAAGCAGTATCTCGCCCTCCGCGAGCGCCATGTCCACTTCCTTATCGTCTTTCAATTCGTCCATGGTAATGCCAGCCGCTCGCGCTGCAAGCTCCGGCGGCACGCCATCACGAAGCCGCGTAAGCATCAGTTCACGCGGCGTCTTGACATTCTGTGGCCAGTCGAACCACGGCAAGAGCATTTATAATCCCTACGGACGTGGTTCCAATCCTTTCGGCAACCTTCGATTCTTGCCTTCGACATAAACGCGCCACTGCCCATTGGGCGTTTTGTAAGCAACCGATTGCAAGCTCTTGAGTGCTTCCGGATCAGTCGGCCACGTATAACTACTACTGGGCGTACTGGGGGTAGTAGAAGCGGCAGGAACGGCAGGAGCGGCAGGAACAGATGGCGCCGGTCGGCGCCGCCAGTTCAAAAGTGAGTTAACTCCGCTACCAAAACCATAACCCGCAATTCCGAGCACCCCACCACCTATCATTTCAGGCGCAATGACGCGTCTAGCATAATCCCAATTCGCGATTTTTGTAGGATCAGATATAAAAGCAAGATTGCGTTCCGCCGTCTCGCGTGCCGGCGTTCCTGGCGCAGCTCCTAGATCGAAAAGATTGGGCACCATAACACCGGCAGCGCCCTCCATCCCTCCGTACGCTACAGCGCGGCCAAATTGCCCCTTGCCACTGAGTCCCTTCATAGCACCAGTAGCAAGACCAGCGCCAAGACCAATAGCGCGCCCAACTGCCACCGCTGGCGGGTTTCGAACGCCGATCGGCTGCCCAGCCAAATCGAAAGTGGCTTGCGCTTGACGTACATTGTCACGGATGCGATCGATTTCGCCTTGCTTGGCATCGATTTGCTTCTGAAGCGGTGCGATTAAGGCTTTTTTGCTGCCCAGACCAATATCAGACCTTTTCCCAACCGTGTCTATGCTTTTGTTAAGGTCGCCCATTTCAGTACCGAGCTGACTCAGCCGGTCCATATCCTGAGGCGTGAAGTTCGGCCGTATGCTGGCACTGGGCTGCGGAACGGCAGCCGTAGGAGCCGGTCCGGGCGGCCCCTGTGGCTGCGGAACGGCGGGCGCAGCGGCCGTTGGAGCCGGTCCGGGCTGGCCGGGAGGCGGCCGGGAAGCCTGTGCAGGGACCGCAGCAGTGCGCTGCTGTTGCTGAGCGGCTTCGGCCGAAGGACTGACGGCCCCCGCGACGGCGCCCATGGCGCGAGCCGCCCAACCCCCTTCAGGCATGGCATCGAGACCCAAATTTCGCAAATCTTCCAAAGCGCCCAACGTTCTTGGGTCGTAATCCGCAGGCGTTACCTTACCAGCCCTGTTAGGCGTCATCGACGGCGTTGATGGGTTGGGCTGCGTCATGTAGTCATATAGGCGCGGAGCGAGCGTCTTGAAAGCACCGACACCTCCTTGACGCAGAGCTTGATCAACCGCAACCGGCCTCTGAATACCTGCTTGCGCAGGCGTAGGCATGTCAGACTGCGGAGCTGCAGGCCCAGCCGAAGCATCGCTGGAAGAGGCAGACGCAGGTGAATTAGAAACCTCGTCGAGCTGATTATGCAAATTCGCGATAATGTCGTCATTGGTCATGGCGCCCCACCAACTTGTACAGGAGTTGCTGCTAACGGATTCCAACCGCTATCGGCTCCGAAACGAGCGTACTTGCTACCTGCAATGTCCCTTGCGGATCTGGGGCCACTCAGGTTGTTATACCCAGGAACGAAGTCCCCGAATTGTGCCGGACTGCCTGCCGCCCTGTCTCGCATCCACTTAGGAATGTCGAGTATGGATTTTCCCGTAGCGATGTACTTTCCGATGTGCGGAATGTTTTCCAGTGAAATCTGACCAAAAATCGACTTTTCAGTAGCATCTGGATTGCCTGCCTTTACACGCATATAATTCCACGCTGCCACCGCTGCGGGATCATTCTGCGCAAAAGCACGGAATGCACGATCGGCAGTGCGACCGGCCTCACCCTTAAGACCGGCTGCAGCTTCCAAATTACCGCCATTCGTCGCATCCATCAACTTCCTATAGCGATAGTCAGTCGTTCGAAGCCGCTGGATCCATGGTTTAGCTGCATTCGGCCCAAGTACGTGATCCGCAAGCCTTTCTTGCTGGACACGTATGGTATCGGCAAGCTTGCGCATATCCTTAGCCGTCTGCGCCCGATCAGATTCATTACTTGTCAAAGCATTTTGCTCGGCTTCAAGTAATGATGAACGAATTTTCTGAAGATCGCGCGATTTCGTCTCTGGATCAAAACGCGGCGCCGTTGCTGCAGCCTCCGCACGTTCAGCCGTCTCCCGAAACTTTTCCGACACTTTTCCGTTGTCAACAGCCCAAACCGGACCATCCGGAAGCTTAGGCGGCGATACCGACGGCGGTATGCCAGTCGCACCTACCTCACCATGAAGCTGTTCGTAAGCGGCACTGAGTTCTGCCTGTTCCTTAGCGCCAGGAAATCCCGCCTTGGCAACGGCAGCCGGCGTCGGCACCGGGCCGGCGCTCACCTTATGAGCGTACGCAACTTCGTCCGGCTTTGCAGTTGGAATCATCTCCTTGATTGTCGATTCCGCCTTGTCTTTCGCATCCTTCGCTGCCTCGTATTTCGGATTCGCAGTCTCGGCGCCGCCGGCAATACCCGGCAGCTTCTCCGGTTCGGTTCTCAGCGTCTCGTTCGCCTCATGCAGATCTGCGGCCGCGCCGCGGAATACTTCTTGCGCATCGGGTCCGAACAATTTGAAAACTTTATGCGTGACCATACCGAGCGCGCGACCGAACAATTCACCCGCTCCCGCAGACGCCGCACCACCGAACGTAGTCCCCACAACGTCGGCCCGATCGCCGCCTTCCGCGTATTTTGAAGCGCCTTCCACAACCCCTGCACCGCCCATACGCGCCAGCGCGCCAACGACCGGCCGGCCGGCCGGTGCCACGCCAAGTACGCCCTGCAGTACGCCTTGCTTAACCATTTGACCTGGCTGTTGCGGATTCCCCGACAACCAATCCTTCGCGGCTTGCCCGGCCACACCGCCGGCTGCGCCGCCAGCAATCGCCCCTGCAGGCCCGCCGAGCGCACCTCCAGCAAGGCCGCCAACTGTGCCGCCGATCGCCGGACCTTCCGATTCCATAGCACGGTTAATTAGGTTGCCTATCAATGGCCCGGTCGTCGCAAACATGCCCGCCCTACTTTGCGACGTAGGCGCCTCCAAAGCACGGGGCGCAGTGCGATTCCGCGGCGCCAGTCCTGAATCCTGCGCAAAAGCCATGCGCGCACGATCAGCAGGAGTATATCCAACATCCGTGCCGTTAGTCCGCGCATCCCACAGCCGTGTAAAATCACCAGAAGTTACAGCATTAACACCGCCGCGCGCCCCAAACTGAGCACGCATATCGTCCGTCATGTTGCCCCAAACAGCTTGCTTCGCAATTGCTTCCGTACGCGCATCCGGCGTCATGCTGTTCCACGTAGCTTCCGGGTATTGACCGCGCATTTCCTGTGCCAAGCTACTCCATTTTGTGTTTGCTGCCGAACGATAAAACGGCTTCAAATTCTGCCAAGCGAGGCCGTCCGGATTGCGCAAGTGCGCTTCTAGGCCGGCTTCGCCTTGCTGGTGCATCAAATAGACATTCGCCGCAGTAACGGGCAGTCCAACTCGCTGCAACTTGTCTGCTCGCGTCCGGATATCGGCTTGCAATGCAGTGCGGTTTTGTTCCAAATCGTCAGGATCCGTAATGCCGTGACGCTGCATTTCCTCCTGCGACCATTGCCCAAGCCCAACATACGATCCCGTACGTTGCTTCGGTTTGAAACCGCTTTCCAACTGAATTTCACGATTTGCAAGGGATGCTACGGCTTGGGGACTGTCAAGCTTCATCCCCGGTGTCAGGCCCCAACGTCCCGGCGGATTATTGGGATCACCGTGAACCGGAGCCGCTGGACTGCTAGGGGTACCCGCAGGAGCGGCAGAGGGGACCGGAGAATCACCAAAAGGCCGGGACGTTGGGCTGCCACCCACATTGGGTACGCCCTGCGGAGAGCTAGGGCCAGGGGCGAACGCGCCCTGCGAAGGAGAGGCCTGCCCGGTTTTGGGAAACTTTATGTCAATTGCGCCGCTGCCGCTATGATCCAGTTGCATAACCTTCGCGCCGGGCACGTGGCTGTTTTGCGGCAGCCTAACCGCACGATCGCCAATTCGGATCATTGGATAGCTGTCGATTGCGTTGTTGCCAGCGATCCGCGCGTCATTCCAAGTGTTGTACAGATCGGGAAGACTCGTAATTTCCTTATCTAGACCCAAGTCTTTCAACTTCATTCCGTAGCGGCCCGCCGTTTCAAATGGCTGTGAAAGGCGGTCATTCATCTGCTTTACTGCCGCATTGTGCTCAAATTCCGCAACGTACCGCAGACCCGCAATCGAAGGCGGCGAAAGACGATCCTCCGGCTTCCGACCCAACCACTCTTGAAGCGCTCCGGCTTCGTTGGCAAGCCTGTTGCGCGCACTTTCAACCGAACCAAAAGTCTGTTCGTACATCCTTGCCAAACCGATGCTACCCGGATTTTTAGCATCTTCGGCCACGTCGCGGCCAATACCAGTCAGCTTGTCTTTCATGATCGTCAGACCGGCCGCAGACGTGTACATCTTTGGATCGTGCGTCGCGTCGTAAAAGTCTTTCGTCATTTTATATCTATTGATGGCACCTTCGGCTTCTTTCGAAGCTAACTGCTTTTGTACGGTTTCGATTTGTGCAGGCGGCGCATTCGACCATCCGCCGGAACCGTCCATGCCTCGCTTAGCCGTGTCGAACGACCCAGGCGGCCCCTGAACGCCCATCACGCCGCCTTTCCCAGGCAGCATCACGGCACCATGACCAGGTATCGCTTCGCCATTGCTGAATTGGAACGAATTCTCGACACGCCCCGCGACTTTGTCGTCCGTGATCGGTACGGCCTGTCCAAGCCTGTCCTGCGCTGCGTTAAATGAGTTCAGCGTACCCAACGCTTGATTGAGCTTAGCTTGCAATGGACCTTTGGCGACTATCCAGCCACCGGCTGTTTTTGGGATGTCGCTATCTTTGATTCCAAACTGCGTAAGTTGGCTTACGACCTGCTGTCGTTTTTGATTGTACGCTTGCGCACCCATCTTTGGCTTGGCCGCGCCGTCCAAAGTATTAATAGCGTCCTGCGCAGCATTGACGCGCTGAGAAAATTTTTCCATCGCCTCAGGCATGTACAGATTTGCGCGATTCTCCCATTCCGATCCCGCGCCCTGCAATGCTTTATAGGCGTCAAAGTTGCCTTCGTCCTTCCATTGCCGCAGTGATTCTTCATTAAGTGTGGTGTCCGTCGCTCCGGGACCGAACTGATTCGGATTGGTCAGGCCTCTGTTGCGCGCAGCTTGAATCGTATCAAGCTGCTGTTGGCGTTGCTGCTGAATCGTTCGCAGTTGCTCCGTTGCCTGCGGCACGAAATCCCGAGCGGCTTGCACCTTTTCAGGTGCAAACATTTGGGCAAAAGGATTCGTAGCAATGCTACTAGCTTGGTTGATACGCTGCTGTAGCAAGTCCGCCGACTGATCAAGTGGCGACGCATTTGGATTCGTTGGCCTGTACTGCGGACCCAGGAACGCCCCCAGGAATGATTTTCCGGTTTGCATGGCCGAATCGAGAAACGAACTACCAAAGGCGGGCGCTCCCTGCGGCGATGGTTGCTGAGGCGCGGGAGGGGGGCCGTAGCTTGATCCAAATGCGTCGCTCATGGACTGATTCGTACCACGAACAACGTTCGGCCGCTAGGGGTTCAGCGTCCCCGCCAAGTCCGTGATGGGAGAAGGGTTCGCCAGCGCCGTCACCACCGTCACGGTCACGATGTTGCTTGGCGCTGACGAGTGCCCAGTGGTGTCATTGACGATCGCGGTGAAAGCATGGACTCCGGCGGATAGAACTCCGGTCGTAAACGTCAAGCCGGTGGTCTGCACCGTGCCGATCTGCGAGGCGCGATTGCCATCTACGGAATCGTAAATGTCCACGCTTGCTATGCTGGCAGGGAGAAGCGCCGAGCCGTCCGTGCGAGTGGTGGGATCGGTAAAAGTAAGCGTTACAGTTGCCATGACACGGTGTCTCCTAGTGTGAAGTTGAATTGTGAGCTTGCCGGATAGATTGGTGATCGGACTCGGCGGCCAATGGCGAGGCCTCATGAATAGCGCGCCGACTTGCGCAATCCTAAGTTGCAAAGCCGCCGTACCACTCTATGCGCCCTGTTGTTCCCCGGCACGCCGAGCTTGTAAGCGAGGATCGCAGGATCAACATGAACCCGATCGTTGTAAAAAGCACGCAAATGATTGTCCCTCGCCTTAGTCCAAAAGGCAGTCTTCTCGACAACTTTCATGACGTGCTCCTTTGAGCGATGGGTCTGTATCCTTGACCGGTCAGACATGCCCCTGAACGAGGCCGGAGGATACATTTCTGAATGCCGACCCCCACCGTAACCGACATGGAATCCCTCGCTCAGGTAGTAGGCTGAACTTCACGCGCCCAGTGCATCCACGCCGTTGTGACGACGGGATAGTACCTCGCTAGCGGACTGCTACCCCATCGCACCTTGACGCCTTTCTCATCAATCGATTCGACGACACCGTAACTGCCTGTCATGGGGTTGGCAATCCGGTCGTTAGGTTGCAGAGCCTTGAATTCATTGAACGTCATGTGAGTCTCCTTATTGCGTGTTGCTTGCAGAACAAGCCTCCAAGGCCATAACCGTCTTTCCGTTTACATCGCATCAGATGCAAACTACGTCCAGCGAATCCAGCGCATTGCCCGGGCGTCCACAGTTTTGGTTCATGGTCCTCAATGAAACACTCGTATTTTCGCTCTTTGATACTCTCGATAGTTTCATCCGCATTGCTCATTACCGTCTCCGTTGTCCGACCAGCAACGCAAGAGGATGGTCGTCGCAACTACGCCAAACCGGATTAAGTTGTGCCGCCTTGAACATAGCCACCCATTCCGCGATGGGCATTCGGTTATGCGAGAGCCAATTCAGCTCGTAAATTCTGGTACGCGGGATTACTCTAATGAGCGAGCGCAGAAGCGCATGACTCATAATCGCACGCCGCAATGCCTCACGACGACACAGCGGATGGCGCACGTTCGGGACGGTAGCGAGAAGCCAACCGCCGGACTTCAGCGCGCCTGCAAGCTCGCGCAAGCTCTCCGATGCGTCGGGTACGTATTCAAGCACACTGGAACAGATCACCGCATCGAACCTCCAATTCGCCGGCAAAACGCCCTCGACAAAGCGCGCGGTCGAGCCGGCGTGAAGCTTGCGGGCCTGTGCGATCATTCCAGCCGACTTATCTCGCGCCTCCACGCGATAGCCGCGCGCCGCAAGCGCTGCCGCGATATCGCCGGTGCCGCACCCGTAGTCGAGAATTCTGGCGCCTGCCGGAACCAGAACCTCCAACACGCCGGCAAAGCGTACGATACGCTCCACCATATCGCCCTGCGGCCCGTAATGGGCCTGCGACCAAGTCGCGGCCAACCGGTCGGAGAACGCCGACCGCTGTTCAATGCACGTCATGTACGTCTTTTCCTTGACCTGTCAATTAGCCGTTTGCGTGCCAAGCGACACACTTGACCGCAAGTCTTACCGCCGCCTCTCGCGATTTCTTTTCCGCAAACAACGCAATGAGGGCGTGGGCGTTTCATTCATCCTCTCCGCTTCTTGTCTTCGAGAGCGTCGAGCGCCCGATCAAGTGCGGTGGGCGCGGTTGATACGCATCTCCCAATATTAAGAATAGCAGCGACGAAAAACCCAATAATTGCGCCAGCGCTGAGGACGCAATAGAATTCAACGAAGCTCATTCATCCCCTCCGTAATCATCAATTATGTCGAGAATCCCTTTGATCACTGCAATCAGCCCACGGATGTTGTCATCCTTGCCTCGTGGCTGGGCGGAATGCAGCATGCCATCAAGCCGATTCCGCAACCGTGTCGTACGATCGTGCAGAGTATGCTCCATTGTCAAGCTCCGCGTCCGGGAACAAAGCAGCGTATGTAGAACTTACGATGCCGCTGACCATTCTCATCAGTATGGCCCTCTTGCTCAACGTACCACACCACGGTGTCGCCCTCTGGATCCGACGTGTCGATGATCAGCGCATCCTGAGGCACCGGCACCCATTCCGTGCCGCTAGGCTCATCGCGGTTATCGATGGCGACCACATAGCCGGTTTCGCTCTCACCGTGTTTCCACGTCGTTTTATGACCATCCGCAATGTCGCAACAAGGCACACCGCGAGGGCTACGCACAGCTTTAAACCAGGCGCGCTCTTGATCACTGTACTGCGCGTACTGACCCGGATAGGACGTACGCGCATAGGCATGGTTCCAAGCAACCGCTGCAACCAAGATCAACGAATGAGAGATTTTTGTCGTCATGTCAGCATTCCTCGCTCAATTATCCAATACCACCCCAGCACGGTGCAAGTGCACACGATGGCCTCGAGTAAAAGCTCAACCCAAATCATGTCAGTACACCGCGCGGTCGACTGCTTCGGGTTTGTAACTTGCAACAGCAACCAACGCCTTACCTTCGTCGCCGAGCTTTTCGAGCGCAGCCGGCGATTGCAAGTTAAACGCGTTGAGGCCAAACGATTTAAATGCTAGTTCGGCCGCAGTCGCGGGATCATGCCACTTGCGATGGGTTATGCCGGGCTTCCGAGCTACGCCAGGCACGAGCACGCCATCGTTGATAGCGCGTACCGTGATTCGCTGATCGATGACCGCAGCGAAGCCGACGACCGCCTGCGTTGCTTTGACAAGCGACACGAGTTCGCCATCTGCAATAGTCGCAACGTCAAGCGCCGCAAGCTCGGCAGCGATGGCTTCGAGCGCGGTTTTGATTTCGGAAGGTGTTCGGTGGTTTTGCATGTCGCTCTCCAGCGTTTGAGTCGGGACCCCTTAGGCATTGGGCGGCCCCCATTAAGCGGCCCCGACTCGGACTTGGCTCTGAATAATGTCGTATCTAAACTGATTCGCGGCGCTTGTCAAGAGGCCAAAAGCAGCCTTTCGGCTGCCTTGGTCTGTAGTGCCCGTCTAGGGCAGCGGACACCCATTTCTGAGCGCCGTAAAATCTTTAGCCATGTGAATCAAGCTCCGCTAGGCGCTCGTCAAAATCCTGAAGCTTCCGATCAGCAGTCGCCTGCCGCTCGTGAACAGGGATGATCTCCGCCAATTGATTTCGCAACGATTCTATGGCGCGTTCTCGTTGAGCAAGAGCTGCATTCAGCGAGGCTATGGTCGCGCTCTTGTCGGTAATAACATCGATCAGTTCGCCGACCAGCTCACGCAGCCCTTCCGTAAGCGCGTCGAGCCTTTTCTGATTAATAGTTCGACGCAAAGTATCTTCGTCAGTCATTTTCACCACCATACGGGGCCGGAGTGGAACAACCACACAAGCAAAGTACTGATCGCCAAAATAAAAGTACCAACGGCGATTAATTCAGCGTTGATCATTTTCACCACCATACGGGGCCGTTGAGAAGCACCGTCCCAAGAAACGCAGCGACGAAAAGCGCACCTGATAACAGAATCAGTTGCGCAACGATCTGAGCGCCACGCTCGCCGAAAGCATGCAGAGCGAGAAGCGCAATAACTCCGATCAGTCCGAAAAAGTGCATGTTTGCTCTCCAGCTCAAGTGTGTTGAACTTTTTCGCGGTCTTTAATTTCCGCTTCGATCTTACTGCGAATGCGAAAGCCAAGATCATACTTAAAAAGACAACGCTTCAATTCCTTCGTAGTAAATTGCGGAAATTTGCGACCGAGACGGATATTTTCGCGTAGCTCTTGCTTCTTCGTCATGTTCAAGACCGTTGATCAATTCGCCTACTGTAGCGCCTGGCAGCGTCCGTGTCAACCCCTAAAAGCCACGCTAATTTACCTATTTCGTGTTTTTCGTATTTATTGCCGCAGAGCATATCCCAATGCGCAATAGCCGCACGGCCGTTAATCGGCGATGCCGCAATTGCAATTTTAAGCGCGCTAGAAGCCGGCTCTTGACAAGCTGCTAAAATCCGCTCTTTACGCTTCGTTCGACCAAAATCCGTTCTTGGCAGTTTTCCGACCGCAATTAAGTCATCAATTACGCTCGCAAGCAATCCGCCACATAAATCCGCCAAATCCGTCGTTAAGCCGGCTTCTACACAATCGCGCGTTAAAGCCGGACTTGCGAACCGTACCAATTTAGCGCGAATAGCCGTGCTATGACGCATAGCTTGCTCTAACGCATATTGCGCCACTTTAATAGCCGGTAGCCGATTTTCGTTCATGACTCTTTCTTCCTTCCCTTCCTTTTTGGGGACCCCCCACTTAAAAAGGGGGGTCCCACCCCGTAGGGGTAGGGGACTGGCCTCTCCCTTGTGACTAGTAAAAAAATCAGTAAGGACGATACATGACGCCATTCTGAGTGTACAGTGTACCGTCCTTAAGGTGAGAAAACGTTCCTTAAGGAAAATTTCCTCACCTTAAGGACATTTTCTTACCCTAAGGACACAAATTATATCGTTTTTGTAACATTTAGTGATTGGACAATCCTTAGGGACGTGCTAGATTGCAAATTGTCAACGAGAGGGGAACACGGATATGTCTTACATCGACGAAAACAAGATCAAGGCCGAATACGCACCCTATCATACGATGTTTGCCTTTGAAGTTGCCTACGCCAGCGTGATGGCTGGTCGCGATTGGCTGCGCCATCACTACCGTGGGGTTGACGAGCAAGCGTACGACCGCGGCGTTGAGGCGGCATGCCGCGTCAAGCGCATCACTAAGTGGGTCGAGACGAACATCGGCTCGAATTGAAACGGCATAACAGGCATGCAAAAATGTACGTGTACACATGCCAACACGAGCTGGAGGGCACAGCCAATCCACTTGACAGTCCCTAAGGAAGCCTGTACACGTACATACGTCAATAGATGGAGATCGAAAATGACAAGCCATTGGAACACGATCCTCACTCCCGCCGAAATCGACGCTTACCACGCGCGAACCGCCGAACTGGATCCGGGCTTTGCCGCTCACGACCGCGCTTGGTATCGCTCACGTACGGAAAATCAACTTTGGGATTCCATGGCCCAGAATTGGCGTTGCAGCTGCGGCGAGAGTTATCAAATGGCACGTTCCTATCTTGCTATGAACTTTGGGGAGTAACGGAAATGATCGAAGCGAATTGGGAACTGTATTGGATGGTATTCTACGGCCAGAGCCGTCTTACCACATTCCGCAATATCGTCGCTCTCGGCATCGACCGCCGCACTGCCGCGGAAATGATCCAAGACTGTGAACGGGGGTAACGAAAATGGCACGTTTTATCCTTCGCGGCGTCTACACCAATGCCTGCGATTTTGGCCTCATTGAAGCTACCGACGAACAGCATGCTCGCGATCTCGCTGCCCAGATGGTCGGCTATCAATCCGAGGCCGACATGATCGAACAGCTCAGAAAACCGAGTGGGATTGTAGTTGAAAAAACAGGGTGATAAAAATGGCACTGTACAGCCCGGAACACTTAGAAGCCATTCGCGCCGATGAAGATTGGAGAGCCGAGCTACGCAAACAATTTGGGAGACGCGCAAACCGCGTGCGTTTTACCGCGGAGGGGAGAGGCGTGGCGCAAAGCCCGTTGCGGGAACTCTACACCTCCGCACAAAAAGCTTTGCATGATTGGCATGCCAGCATGGGATTTGGCAGCGATGACTAAGATCAACGGCATGCACGACCGCTCCCCGTGGGAGCGATGCGGGGAATCGCCTAAATGGGTTCGCGGCCGCTCCCATCTAACGCTGACCGAATTCAGGCGCCCTTGCGGCGCCTGCGGCAAGGAGTTTTCGATTTACGTCACGCGCAAAATAGCAGACGGCCATGCGGACTCCAATGCGTTCGGACTTGTCAACTGCGAACTTCATCGCCGCAAACCCGATGGAACGTCCGAAAAAGCCGTGCTACGTTCGAAAGATCGCGTCATGACTGCAGAACTCGACGGCCTCTATGAAATCGAACGCGAGCTTCGCGCGGAAGTAATGAAACTCCTTGCGGAAAACGCTGCGCTAAAAAATAATTTGAACAAAATGCCATGGGAGTGTTGACAGTCCCTAAGGACGTGTGTACACGTACATGCATCAACAGATGGAGATCGAAAATGTTGCTGGTCATGCACAGTTCCGCGAAGATGCCAAGCTCATGCTGGGGAAGGTATCGACGTGTTGCCCTGGTCGAATGGGACCCGTACGCGGTCGCAGCCCGCAAAGGCATCCCGACACACAAGATCGACTGGTCACGGCCAACGATGATCAAGGCCGGCACCCATAATATCGTGCGCATCGTACGAGAGCAAAACTGCAATGTCGGCAAAACTGAAAAAGACGCGTTCTCGCGTTGCTTGGGAGAATACGATTCAATCGCCAATCGAGTCAACAACGATCAGGCACTCGGTGAATTGCTGATTTCAACCGGATCAGCTTGACAACAGATGGAGATCGAAATGACAAACCAAATCGATATATCGGAAGCCAACGCTGCGATCGATCACATGCGTAATATCGCACGTGATCCAGCTAAAAGGGCCGCCATGCAAGCGGCATGGGATACGGTTTGTAACCGGCTGGAACCGCATTACCTAGCTATGCGGCCTAAGCCTAGGAGTTTCGAAGTACGTCACATGAACGAAACTGCACGTGCGCAGTTTGCCTGCGCCGTCGTCGCTAAGCATAGCTTCGCAGAATGCGCGAATCTTGCCGTTGCAAGAATCCTTGAAGAGTACTAAAGATACATGTTGCGATGCAAGCCCTAAAAAAGCATGCTTTTGCGCAATGACGCTTCCCGCAACCATTCAAGATTTTTGGGCCGCCGCAATTGCACGCGGCCTCTTTCCACTGGCAATCGCCAAGGGCACCAAGGCTCCAATCGGCGAGGGTTGGAACGTTTGGACGCGACCGGTTCCCCACCCCGGCGCCGACTCTGTAGGGCTGCGCTGCCGTGATCGAGGCCTGTCCGGCTTTGATGTAGACGTGAGCCACATTGCTCTCGCCGCGAGGCTCCTGCAGGCATTCCGTGACGTGCTGGGGCCGGACATTCCGATACGCTGGGGCCGGCGGCCGCGTTTCCTGATCCCATTTTTCTTGACCGATGCACCCGTTAAGAGTCGCACATTTACGTTTCCCGATGGCGAAAAGCTCCAGCTCATGGGCGGCCAATTCGTCGCTTTCGGTCCTCACAAAGATACGGGCGAGCCGTACGAATGGGAGAATTGGGATAGCGAGTGGCCGCGAATCACAGCCGCACAACTGATTGATATCCTTGCGAGAGTTCCCATGCTCGCGGGTACGTCATTGCACCTCAGCGCTGAGCACGAAACATGCAGCGACGAAGAATTGCAAGAGGCCGTGCCGCAGACGCAGGACGAGTGGCAAGCCGGCCGCGACGCTGCGCAACGCTATCTTGGATTACTTAAACAGGAGTTGATGGGTCGCACGGAAGGTCGCGGAAGCGTAATCTTTGCCATCGTCGGCGTGCTGAAATTTGCCGAAATGCACGGCATGTGTGTACGTCACGAAATCGAAGAAGCGATAATCGAAGCCGGCCATGGTCTCGATGAAGCCGTTGGCGGTCGGAAGCTCGGCGAGGAGATCGCCAGGCATGACCAGCTCCCCGTACTCCGTGGCAACCTGATCATGGGCGCCGTTACGGGCCGTCGCGTGTTAAAGCATGCTTTTCTAGATGCGCGGAACGCGCCGACCATGGTTGCGCGGACCGGCTTTGAAATTTCTCTCGACGACAACACAAACGAGCTACCATGGCTTCTATACCAGCGGATCCTATGCGGCGAAGTTCATTTTTTCACTGGCCATTCAGGGGCCGGCAAATCAACCGTGGTGACCGATTTGGCCGTGAGCTACCTCACTGGCACCCCATGGCTTGACGCCGATGTAGAGTGTCCTGGCGGCCACGTGCTATGGATTGCCGCGGAGGACGAGTACGGAACCGAACGACGGGTGCGGCACCTTCTCAGGCAGCGTCCGGATGGCCGTGAACTCGCCGACCGTTTCCATTTGATTCCAGCTATTAACGAACCGTTAGCGTTTGAACGGCAAGCTATTGCACAGATTCAAGCAATGGCGGCCATGGGCAAGACGGTTGGTTTATCCGTGTTGGACACGTGGGGAGCGAGCGGGCTGTGTTTCGCCGACAATGACACCGAAAGCGTCTTGAAAGCCATGTTTATTTTGAAATCTATCGCCCGCCGCATGAACGTGGCTCTCGTAGTCACGGATCACCTACCGCTTGGCAACGAAGATGCATTCCAGAAAGGCAACGGAGCTAAATCGGGCAATTCCGGTTTTGTGTACCGGGTTACCGCTGGGAGGCAGGACGCCGTCTCGATCGATTGCGGAAAGGCTCGCGGCGCGCCGAAATCAAAAAGCTATCTTGGCCGAATCACATCAGAAAGCTATGGTCTAGACAGCAAGGGACGCGTGACTACGGTTAACGTGTTCAGGCGCGAGGTTGCTCCTAGCAAGCAGGAAGTTGAACAATCCGCAACGGTAAGGCTTGCTGCAATGCTGCCTGGCGCGGTAGCTGAAGGCATGGATGCCTTGCGGGCCGGCCAGATTGTCAAATTCGAAAGCGTATGTGAGCTTGGTGGCAAGATACTTGAGGGGGACGTGCCCGGCTACGTCATCAATCGAGACGCCGCCCAGCGTATTTTTGGCAAGGATGGCCTGAAGGGCTTGCTTGACAGCGGCTACTTGCGTATGATGCGTGGGTGTCCGTACCTAGCTGTATACGCCCCGATGAACGGCGTTGACAGGAAAAAGCATGCTTTGATCATGCCTTGGTCAATCGAGCTGCCAAAACCATGGGGTTGAAACCGCTTGCCATCGATCTGTTCTGCGGCCTTGGTGGCTGGACGGAAGGCTTGCTTGCCGAGGGCTATGATGTGGTCGGCTTCGACATTAAGCGGCACGTCTATGGCAACCATTGCTATCCGGCGCAGCTTGTCATCCAGGACGTTCGCACGCTTCACGGCTCGCAGTTCCGGAATGCCACACTGATCGTCGCATCGCCGCCTTGCCAAGCGTACAGCTATCGGGCGATGCCGTGGCGACGCGCTAAGGCGTTGCCGCCACCCGACAATGCGCTATTCAACGAATGCTTCCGCATTCAGCGCGAGGCGTGCGAAGCGGCGGGACGGCATATTCCGATGGTTGTCGAGAACGTACGCGGTGCGCAGCCGTGGGTCGGGAGAGCCCGTCAGAATTTCGGGAGTTTTTATTTGTGGGGCGACGTGCCAGCGTTGTTCGTCATTGCGAACAACATCACGAGCGGGTACGGTCGAAAGGCACCTGATGGTACGCGTTGGTTCAACGATGAACCCCGCAATCCTAATTCACTAGCTTCCTCAAGTTCACGTTCTTCAAAACGCAAATTCGCGAGCGCCATGATCGCGAAAATACCGCTGCCACTCAGCCGGCACATTGCGACAACATTCAAGGGGGCTTCGGTGGGGCTAAAATCGAATGGCGAGTGGAACGGAATTTGCGCCTGCGGAAAAACAGTCGCGGATGGCGTACGGTGTCGGTTCGGCGCGACTCACGAGAAAAAGCATGCTTTTCCGTGGGAGATTGAGCAACCAGAAAGGAAAATGCCATGGGAACGTACACCTTCGTAACGTTACAAATTAGCGATGTTGCGTACAATGAAATAGAAATTGCTCTTCGAGAGGTTGGTTATGATCATGTATTCGGAGATAAGGGTGAGATCAACATGCACGGTCTTGCACTTATAAAGAAGCGTGATGATAAAGCGGAGCCCGCTGAATGAAGATGCCGTGGGAGCCGTCTTTAGAGGACGTTGTTCGGGCGTTGCGGGCAGACATGCAGTTTATGCACGCATTTACGGCTATACTCGTGCGCAGTCAGAATGAGGAGCTACGTATGGTCGTAAATACTGAACGTGGGCAAGTCATGCCGGAAGGTAAGTGCACCTTTAAGGATGGTACTACTATCGAATTCCAGGATATCGGCATGCCGCAGATCGGCGTGCCGACAATGACCACAAAGGAGCTTGTGCTAACAACGCTGCATAAGGCGTTTGCTCTGGGGCTTGAAATATGACCGTCGTCGCTTCAAAATTCGCACGCGTAACGAACGATCTGTATGAAACAGAACCGTGGGTAACGCGAGCGTTGATGCGACATTTTCCACCAGTGCAGGATCGCAAGATATGGGAACCCGCCGCCGGCAATCATGCCATTGCTGACGTATTGCGAGAAGGTGGCGCTCTCGTATGCACTACTGACGTAGTAACTCACGATCGGCCTCACAATTTTATATTCAACTTCTTCAAAGATACCGATTTGTATATAATGCAAAGCTCTCCGGATATTATTACTAACCCGCCTTACGGTAAAGGCTGTCGTGACGCCGCCCGGTTTGCGCGCTTGGCGTTCCAGCGTACTAATGGATGGATTGCGCTCTTGCTTCCTGCGACATTCGACTTTGGAAGGAGTCGTCGCGATCTTTTTGTGGACAATCCGCGGTTTTCTTTCAAAATTGCGTTAACGCATCGAATACAATGGTTTCCCGGTAAGTATGGTTCAACTCAGAATCACGCGTGGTATGTGTGGGGACCGCTGTGGCAACCGCCGCCGCGCATTTTTTATGAGGGGGAGGATTAAATTATGAGCATGCCATATTGGCCCCTAAGCGCGATCTGTGCATCGCCGCTACTAACGCCGCAAGCTCGGCATGAGCTAGGCGCAGTTTACCACACGACTAAAATATCTCCCAAAACGTTTGATTGTTGCGGCACTATTGCAGAAAATTCACCGCCAACCGCAATGATGAATGGGCTCGTACTGATCAAAGACGTTTCTTCCTGCCCAAAGCATGCTTATTTGCACATGCCTACGTATGAACAGTGGAGCTTGATGGAGCGAGGATGCATGATCTTGGATTTTGACGGTCAACTTATGCTTTTTTTGAATCCGCTTCACTGAAAGAGGTAAAAACATGATCCCATGGCTGTCTGCAATTTGTTTGACATTTCAACTGAGTATTTTGTTTTACGTATTAATTGACGACTTAATTGCAGTCGGAAAACTGGATGCGCCGATGATTAATCACTACGGAGGCGCTTGGTTCATTCTTGGATTCTCAATTGCTCTTGTTTTGAGTGATTTAATTTCAAGTCCTAAACCAAATTGGAAGATATGTACTGCAATTGCAGTGATGCAAATTCTAATTCTGTACTTTTTGGTGCATCGATGATACTCATCCCGTGGTTGTCTGCAATTTGTTTGGCGTCTCAACTGAGCGTTTTGTTTTACGTATGGGTGCGACGATGACTCACTACGAAGGAGGAATTTGGTACGTTCTTGGATTCTTAATTGCTCTTATTTTAAGTGATTTAATTTCACGTCCTAAACCGAATTGGAAGATATGTACTGCAATTGTAGTGATGCAAATTTTCATTTTGTACTTTTTGATGCATCGATGATGTTCGTTCCGCGCAAACACCAGATCGAAGGCGTTCAGGCCTTGACGGAATACGCCGGCCGTTTCAGCGTTGCTGAGATAGCCGTGGCCGGTGGCAAGAGCGCCATGCTCGGCATGTTGGCTGCGCATTACAGTTCGACAAACCGCGTCTTGATCGTAGCTCACAACAAAGAACTGGTCATGCAAAACGACGAAGCTTGTCGAGAATTAGAATTGCGTCCCGGTATCTGCAGCGCATCCATCAGTACCAACGCATTCGCTCGAATTACCGTTGGCACCATAGGTACTATTGTCAATCGCACGCACATGTTTCGCAATGTCACGGCTATTCTCGTTGATGAAGTACATCGCGTGCCTCCCGCCAAATCTTCGCAGTATCGTCAGCTTTTCAATAAGCTTCCACACACCAAAGTTCACGGTCTAACCGGCACGCCTTTTCGATCCGACGGAACTGGTGATCTGGAAAAGACATTTGGCCCCGTCGTTTATCGATACACATTTCTTGATGCGCTTCGTGACGCCTACGTCAAGCCGCTCGTACCGGTCGATGCCGGCGAGGACGAAACGATTGATGTGGAGGGACTAAGTACGGTTGCCGGAGATTTTGATCTCGACGAAATGGCGCCGCGGGCGATTAAGCTCGTGCCGAGTCATGTTAAAACGATATTAGATGTTATGCAAAAGTTCAATCGTCGCCGCGTATTGGTATTCTCGTGCAATATCGCCCACGTTGATAAATTGGAAGAAGAGTTTAAGCGCTGTGGCGCTACCGTTGCCGGAGTACACTCGCGATCGATTGTCGGCAAACGGGATAAAGCAGTCGAAGCTTTCCGGACGGGACAAGTCGGCATTCTCGTCTCATGCAACATGTTAACGACAGGTTTCAACGTGCCGGATATCGATTATCTGGCATTTTGTAGAGCTATTAAATCTCCAGTTTATTACGCACAAGGGCTTGGCCGCGGAGCCCGGATTACTCCTTATGCCGCAAACTGCTTAGTTTCAGACTTTGGCGGCAACATTGAACGCCACGGAGCACTAGACGCTGTGGTAGCGTCGCCGGGCCGGATGCTGACGTGCGATGAATGCCGCGATGAGTGGCAAACGTGGGAGCACGGCCGTACGTGTCCGAAATGTGAGACGATCCACAAGAGCGCACCGAAGTGTAAAGCATGCTTTTTGCGTTTCGATCCGCACTACCACGGTATGCGTTGTCCGCACTGCAGAACGCAGCAATCAGCTATTAAGCAATGCGCGGCGTGTGATCAGACCTACGCTGCTTTTTTGCACCCGACATGTCCATTTTGCAGTTATGATAACGCAATCGAACAATCGGCAGGTAAGGATCTAAAAACTCGCGGTGGCGGACGTGAGGCCGTCAGCATAACGAAAATCATAGAAGGAGAACCATGGCAGGTTGTAGTGTCGCCGCCTGTTAAGCACACGAGCGGTTGGTTGCTTACGACTAAATTCACAACGGCTTTGTGGCCTTACGAAGACTTGCCAGAGCCGCACTCAGTCTATCTAAAGCGTGCTAAAAATGGCAAGTATGTCGCCGCGGGCATTTATGACGTTAATGGCCGTATACATGAACGGTAGGAGGTGAAAATGTACGTCGCAGACGTGAATCAGGTGTATTATTGCTACCCGGATGAAAGCGGTACTTGGGAGCTGTTCTTGACGGTGCACCCTGGAAACTACGCAACGCTACCTGAACAACAAGCTGTCGAGATTGCACGTCTACTGAATGAAAATAAAGTTGACGCCGCTTCGTAACAGTGTCATACACGAGGCGTCGATTCTTACAAGGAGCAAAAATCACCATGCAAATCACGTTCAATAGCCTCGACGAAGTGAAGGAGTTCGTTAAGGCCTTAAAGGGCACTCGCGGTCCAAAAGGCAGTAACGACGAAGGCGATGCACAGGCCCCGGCGCCGATCATGCCACCTGTTGGTGGAGCGGGGACGCAATTTGCACCATCCCCTAGTCAAGGATTTGGACACAGCAATCCGTTTCCCGCTCATGCCGGCGTCGCGGATTCTCATTCACAACAGCTTTCATCTTCAGCCCTCGTGAACGGCCTTGTTCAGCGGATTGTTGCCAAAATCGACGGCTCGCTTGCCAATGGCCAACCCACCGAACCGGCACTGAATTGGTTCCGGTCACAATGCGGCAGCGAGGCCGCATCCGCCACGATGGACCAAATCAAGACGATATTTCTCCCGCGGATGGCCGTCCCGGCGTTGGAGAACATCGCCAAGCTGGTTGGTGCGTAGCCGAGGGAGGTAAAAATGGAGCACGACATCTTCGCAGCATCATCGGCCGCAACGTGGCTTGAATGCTCATGGTCTGCGCTGAATGCCGTGCCCAACCCACCTAAGAAAGCAAGCACGATTGAAGCCGCTGACAGAGGCACTGAACGCCACTTATCACTTTCTGATGAATTGCTTGGATCGCAATCCCAAGATGAACAAATAGCTCTTGCAGTTTCTTTTCTTGCTCAGCTTGAGTTTGGCGAGATGCAGTCGGAACTGCGTGTTAGAGTTGCTGAAAACTGCGGCGGTACGACTGACGTATTTAATAATAATCCATACGTTGCTACGATTTTTGATGCAAAATTTGGCAAATGGGACGTTCCGGCATTTCACAATAAGCAGCTCCTTACGTACGCCGCTGCACTGTTACAGAAATGCCCTGCGGAATGGTGGCGTCTTGTAATCTTCCAACCGAATGGTTTAAATGAAGAACCGTTTAAGCAATGGATTGCACATCGATCAGAAGTTGAGGCGCATCGTCAGCGCGTGTTGATTGCCATCGCTGATCGCAGCGCTCCAAAGCCGGGGCCGCACTGTCGATGGTGCAGCGCATTTCAAGCATGCCCTGCAATGTCTACAGACGCCGGTTTTGTGGTAGGCGCCGTATCACGTCGTCCAGAGGACCTAACAACCAACGAGTTGGTAAGATTGTTGCGGATGATTCGTGCTCTCGGAGACGTAAAACCCGTTTACGAAGATGCACTGACGGCGCACTTGAAGATGGGGCGAACAGCCGAAGGCGCAACACTAAAGCCCACACACGGTTGGCGTATGTGGAACGATTTAACGCAAGCGGCAACGTACCTGCACCAGCACTATGGCATGAAAGGCGTACGCCCTCTTACTCCAGCGCAGGCTGAAAAGCTTGGGCCTGCCGCCAAGCAATACGCCGTAGTCGGCGCGCACCGGCCTCCTGGCGAACTGAAAGCGAGCTATTGACTAGTTGTATTTAATAGCGTATGTGTACAGACATTGGCAAATCTGACAAGAGGAAAACTGACCATGGCACAGCGACAGTACGAAGCAGCAACAGTGTTCAATGCACGCATCGCAGATATGCGGCATCTTTGGGTTCCGTCTGACACGTTCAAAGGACAAAAAACCCAGAAACCGAACTACTACGCAATGTTTCTCGTAAAGAAAACGCAGCCGACGTGGCACGCAGAGCCCGCACTAGCCGGCGTCGCACAAGCGTGCGGTAAAATCTACCAACAGACTCCGCATATCGTGACTTGGCCCATAGTGGATGGCGACTTACCGAGCCCAGAAGGCAAGTCCTCTGAATTCGCCAAAGGACATTGGCTATTCAGTGCGTCGAGCAGCGTATTTAACCCGTCCAATTCTGTCTATCTGGCAAAAGCCGACGGCCAACTAGTAAACCTGCCGAATAAGACAGGAGTGAAATCCGGCGACTATGTAATGGTGGCAGTCACCGCGGCCATCAAGCAAAACGATCCGCGAGGTGTGAAACTTTTTCTCAATGCAGTTGTGTTTTCCTCGCCCGGCGAAGAAATCGTGTTTGCAAATTCGGTCAGCGGGGCTGAATTAATGCAACAAGCACAGAAACAAGGCCTGCAGGTCACGGGATTTTCCGGGTCGCCAGGGTTTGGCGGTTTTGCCCCGCCAAACCATGATGTGCGGCATCCCGGCATCGGTGGTGGCCCTGCAAACGGTCCCGGAGGGTCACCGGGCTTTCCTCCTTTTAAAGCGCAGGTACCGGGCGCCGAGAATGCACCGGCATTCCCTTCTAGTCCTGGCCAGTTTCAGCCGCCTTCTTGGCCACCACGGTAAAATAGAGCCTCCCCAACTAAGCCCGGAGGCTTCGGCTTCCGGGCTCTTTTTCGAGTAGGGGTGATCGTGGACAGCCTACTAGTTGATGTTGAAACGCGAAGCCGTATTGATCTTAAAGCAGCTGGTGCAAGGCGCTATGCAGCGGACGCTTCGACACAGATCACAACAGCCGTATGGCGTTTTCGAGGCCAACTGAAAACCGCGTGCACGGTACACCCCTTCTTCGGTACGCATCCAATTCATACGCTTTATGACGATATTCGGGTTTGTACGCGATTTGTAGCGCATAACGCTAATTTTGATGTAAACGTGCTGCGGCATCAAAATCCGTTTGTCGAAATTCCACTGCACAAGATCGATTGTACAATGGCGAGAGCGCAAAGCCTTGCGCTACCGGGAGGCTTGGACGCAATATGTACGACGTTGGGTATTAGTGGAAAAGATCCACGTGGACGAGCGTTAGTAAATGCAACATGCAGACCGCAAAGAAACGGCACGTTTAATGAAGACGCACACATATTCGCTAAATTACTGGAGTACAACGTTCAAGATACGTATTGTTTAGAAGAATTAGACAAACGGTTGCCGCCACTTTCACCACACGAGCGATTAATATTCGAGCGCACATGGCGCAAAAATGAAATCGGGTTGCCGATAGATATTCAGCTAGCGACCGCAATTGCGCTACGTCGTCAGGCAATTGAGCAAGAAACCACGCTTAAACTAATGGAATTGACAAACAATGCCGTAACCAAATTGTCGCAGCGGCAGAGAATCATTGAATGGTGCAATGGCGGTAATCGCGCTGCCGGGCTAGAAAGCACACAAAAACACATAGTAGCTGAAAAGTTGACGGACGAAGACTTACACCCAGACGTACGGCTCGTACTTGAGCTTTTACAGGTAGAAGGCGGTTCGGCGCCGCTCAAAGCGCAATCACTTTTGAACCGGCATGTCGGTGGATGGTATAAAGATGCAACGCGCTACTTTGGTGCACGATCCGGTCGCGGCACGTCAGAAGGCACTAACATGTTTAACATTGCCCGACCTTCGGGCAGGTATGATGGCAAAGAGGGCCGCCCAACGATCGATAGCGTGATCGCCGGATTGAAACAAGGTTTCCAGTACGACAATACAGCTTTGAAAGACTGTCTTCGAGGATGCATCGTAGCACCCTCAGGTTGGTTAGTAACGGATAACGATGAAGAACAAGCTGAATTACGTCTCGCTTTGTGGCAGGCCGGCGATACCGATCGCCTCAACATTCTGGCCGCCGGCAAAGATCTGTACATGTACAATGCAATAAACTGCTTAGGATTGCCGCAAAGCGCAACGAAATTAACACATCCTAAAGAGCGCCAAACGTTCAAGAGCGTAACGCTCGGCGGAATTTACCAACTGGGATGGAAAACATATTTAGCGTACTTAATCAAAACTGCGGCCGAAAATGGACTGAAAAAACACGAATTGACTGAAACAAAAGCACGTACGGATGTAGATAACTACAGAAAGGGGAATCCATTGTTAGTGCGGCTTTGGTATGATTTAGCCGACGCTTTCAAATCTGCAATTTATGGAGCTCCCGGTCGTACATTCCCTGCCGGTAAAATCGCATTTCAAAAGGACACGCACGGAACCGTATGGATGCTACTTCCATCCGGACGTGCCGTACCGCACTACTCAGCACACGTGACGCATACTGGCGAGATGGCTTTCTTCCGCGCTAAATTTGGCGCCATGTATCGCCAAAAGGCGTTTGGCGGCTCCTTATTGGAAATTTCTGGTCAATCTATGACGCGCGATTTAGTAACGGCCGCAGAAGTTGATATTGAGAAGGAACTGCCAGATGTTGTACTTTTGCTGGACGTGTACGACAGTATTCTCGCTCTTGCTCCCGCACACGTGGCGAAAGAGCGTTCTGCGCAAATACGAAAAATCATGAAAAGATCTCGGTATTGGACCGCCGGGCTGTCCCTTAGTTGCGACGGGTACGAGTCAGAAAGGATGCGCAAATGAGTTCGATTTTCAACTTGACACACAGACAAGCCAAAATGAGACGCATTTTAGAAGAATTGGATCAAGAACAAGTCACGCTGAGCGCACACTGTCAAGACGCAGCCGAAGATTTACGATTGGCATGTATTTTCTTGAGTAGCGCGCTGAGAACCACAGATTTAGAAATTAGGAAAAGGAAGTCCACTAAGCATCTGACCGATGCCCGTACCTAAGTTAGTATCGTTTTTAGCTTCTGCCTGCGCGATTTGAGATTGGCCCGCCATTTGTGACACGTCTACGCCGGCTTGCTGACTGGTCGCCGTGGTGCCGACGCCGATCGCATTGAACATGTTTTGAAGAGAGCCCTGAAGCTGCCCGAACATTTGTTGGTTGCCAGCAAGATAATTTGTGTAGGCGTTATTCGCATACGTGTTGGCGATGCCGGTATTGACGCCAGCAAGTGCGCGCTCATTCGCTCCTGAAAGCAAACCGCCGGTTGCTGCCGCACTGCTGTTCTGTGCAGTATCGGCAATGCCCATTTCATACTTTGCAGCCGGCGAGGTTTGATAGTTGCTCATGAAAGTGTTGTAGTTCAGGTTCGGATCGGCACCCGCGACCTTGCCAATATTGCTGATCGCACCGGATGCGGGACTGAGAAACGATTGACCAAAGCTGTTGTACGGCTGTGTCTGTCCGGTAAACCCTTGGGCAATTTGGTTGATGTTATTCATTCCCGAATTTAATTGGGAATTGGCAATTTCCGATCCGATGATGGTTCCAAGACCGGAACCGAAGCCACCCAGCGTCGCCGCTGCCATCGTAATCATTCCTTGCAATGTATGACAAAACTTGCTATGAGCACGTTACCACGATTCGCGCGAGAAAACCATGGTTCGCCGCCGAAAGCTTTTGATTTATTACAAGAGGATCGTCCCCAGTCAAAAAATCATGATCTCCATGCGTTTACCTACTAGTCTCGTCGAGCGGCTTGATTTCATCGTTCGGAATGACGAAGCCAACGCAGCAACCCGATCGTCCGAAATTCAGGCAGCTATCGAGTCATGGCTCGACAATCGCGAACGTCGCATGCGTGAATTAGGTTTGGAACCACCGACATGAGCGAAAAAGAGCTGCACATGAAAGCACAGCAGTGGCTTGAAAAGTCAGGTTTGTGGAAGAAGATCTTGATCTTCCATGTTCCGAATGAACGATTTGGCGGCGTAGGCGCTATCACGTATTTCAAGCGCCTTGGTGTACGTCCCGGCGTAGCAGACTATCTCATGTTCACGAGCGGTCACAGAATCGCCATCGAACTGAAAGATGAAAAAGGCACGCAAAACGAGAATCAAAAAGAGTTTCAAAAACAGTGGGAAGCCGCAGGCAACCGATATTTTATTGTGCGTTCGTTACTGCAGTTCCAAGCAATTGTGAATATGTCTTTCTTTTAGAACGGGAACGCTGTCCACGCAGACACTCCAGTCTTGATCCAAACACGAGCACCAACGCCACCAGCCACGTCTCCGTACCAATCTCCTACCGCACCCAGCCCGGCTGCAGGCGCTCCCGTACCGTTGTGCAAAGCGCCCCCACGTGCCTGTACGAAGGCAGTAGTCGCAAGCTGAGTTGTATTGGTCCCCGCGGCCGCGGTAGGCGCAGTAGGGGCGCCCGTGAGCACTGGCGATGCGAGCGGAGCCAACAGCGTCTCCGCGGCCTCCGCTCGCGTGGTTTCCACAGCCACGGCAGTATCCGCGTAGGCGGTAGTCGCTATCTGCGTGTTGTCCGTAAGCGGTACTGCCGTCGGAGCTTTGGGAGTGCCCGTGAGTATCGGCGATGCCAAAGGGGCTCGTGACGTGTCGGTCGGATGGACATGATCCTGACGAGCATACTTAGTCGAAACGCCGACAGCTCCCACGCCGTCCATCAACGGTATGACAGTTGCCGGGCTACTGGCGGTATTCTGGATCACGAATGCGGTAGTCGCGATCTGATTGGTATTCGTAAGAAGCGGTGCGGTAGGCGCGGTCGGTACGCCCGTAAGCGTGGCATCGCCTTGACCATTCAAGAGGCCTGTCAATTCAAGAAACCAGCGGTTCAATGCTGGATCGATCTTAGCAATCTTGGGCGGCGGCGGGAGTTTCTGTACCATTACGTACCCGGTGACGTACGTGCATACATTTCATCGATCGTAAACGGCGCATGCGTACCATTGTATTGCAAACGGAATATGCGTCGCCGCCCTGTACCCATGACGCGCGCAATTGCACGCTGTTGACCAGTTGCAGGCATGTTAATCAGACGCATGCCACGCCACACGGCCGGAAATTGTTCAGACCAATCAAACTGAAATGTTCCCGCCGCAGGACCCATGGGCGACGCTACGTCGATAGCATCAAACGCTTGCCGCATTTCTTGACTGCCTACCCATGGCGATTGGATAAGACGCGTCATCGTCCCCGCGGGCTCTAACGCACTGTTCAAGTCCAATGTACAGACGTAACCGGTATCGAGTCCAACATAGGTAATACCACCATCATGTTCAGTGGCGCACCGTCCAGCATGGTCCGCACGGAAGGGCGACTGGCGATATGACCAAACACCGGACGAAGCCGCCAGCTCAAGGGACCATTGGCCAGGCAATGTAAGTACGTAAAAATCACTTCCGCCTTGTCCGTACGCGTAAGCAGTCAGCGTTGATAACTGTGGTAATGATAGCTGCTGAAGAAGCAAATCAACCCACGCTGGCGATACTGCCTGTCCGGTCTGTCCCGTACATAGCCAAATCCGGCGGTCAGTTCCGACGAACATAATGGCATCGCGTATTATAGCGAGCGATAGACGCGCAGCAAGTCCTACGGATATGAGCGAGTTCGGATAAGAGCTGAAAGCAAAATCCGTAGCGCCGCCGGGATTATACCATTGTTCGAGTGATCGGGCGCCAAGCGGCCACAGGACTCGACCGGATACTGCCAAATCCACAAGTTTGTCGGCTCGCGCTTCCTTCGTCGCAAAATTATTGCCCGGCACGTTCGCCGGCTGCAATGCAACCGAACTGAACATTTTGCTATCTTGGTTGGCGTAAAAGTTACTAGCGCCGCCCCAAACTGTGAAGTTTTCCAAGATTGCAACTGCGGACGGATCAAAATTGATTGACGCATCTAAGCCCGCATTCACGACGCCTGCCAGAGTTGCGGTGTACCCCGTGCCGGCCAGCGTCGGATTTATAGCGTTGGCGTTTGTAGCGATCACGAGCGCTGTACGATCTTCTGCCAGGCGCAGAATGGGCAATATTGGATTAAGTGTAACGAAACCCTGTAGCGTAGGTATACCAGTCTCTACGCCGGACCATATCGAACCGTCTGCATGTCCGCTCCATACAGTTTCCAAAGCATGGCACAGTGCTAAACACGGCGAAGCAGTAGGGCGACAAACAGTATCAAGGCCTGGGGCGCCAATGAAGCGCACTTGCGCCTCCCGGCCCTCTTCCTGCGCACGCGCCACGACGCGCACGTTGACTAGCTTCCCGCTGCCCTGATCAAGACTGTTTGGATCGAGAAAAGAGCCTAGAATATTGATAACGGACATTACTCGGATTCCGGCTCGTCTTGTTTTTGGGCATTTACACAGCGCCCGCTTTCAATATAACCGTGCCATTTTCCGGGGCAGCTTCGACAATTAATTGACGGCGAAAAAGTTGGCGCTTTTCGGTTACCATCCCACATCCACGTACGCTGTGGAATGTCGCGCCCCCTACCGCGTATAATTAGCCCCCCGCACCTGTTAACAGGATGTTTTGGACACTTAAACTCAAAATACACTTCTTTACCGAATTCAGCTGGTTCGCCATCAAATGTTAAAAACGTAACTTTAGCGTCGCTCATGAACGCACCGCACGGAGCCATTGTTGGCCTCGTGCCCAATTTTTCCACCGCACATGTGCATCATTCGCATCCATAATAATCGGATCCGTCGGGGACAGGACGCTGCCGTACGAGCCCATGATACGCCGGCCTAATAGCAGCACAGCGTCGTGAATACCCTCTGGGGGCAGCGTAACGGCGTCAGTCCCGGCTGGGTTGCTGATGAGTGGCACTCGGCCGCCGTACTCTATAAGAGCTTGCGCAGCGGCACGCGGTGGCTGCCACGCGGTCACCAGTACGGAACCGTCCGTTTGACGTTCTTGGTGCCATTTGGTAATGATCCCGACTTGCGTTGTACGTACAACATCCGCAGATGGTACCGGGCGCGTTTCGCGGTTGACAAGGTTGTTTATGTCGTTCAGCCACAATGCACGCATGGCGACGGCATCCACCTGAACCAAGTATGATGCACTTCCAGTGCCGATCGAAAAGCTGTAAATCGAACCCGTAACACCCGCCGGCAGCGTGACTTTTACGCGAGAAATTAGGTACTGGCACGCGCCGTCTGCTTGTTCACTGCGCAGAATGTCATTGAGAACTGGAACGTTATTCGCAAGATCCGTAGCGGTCGGTTGTTCAGTCTGATCGAGAATGCGAAATAGATGCATCGCCTGAGTAATGACGTAGGCCGCAGTAACGGTCATGGCGTTCGCCACGAATGAATGTTTTTCATTGCGAACGTACGGATTTCATGGCGACCTAAATCAAAAGCTTCCAAAAGCCACTGCGACTCTGGATGCCATTCGTTGCTCTCAAATATAATCCGAAGCGGGTGAATTCCGCGAACCCTTCGAATGCCTCGATGATTTGTGTAGTCTATGAGAACTTCCTGATTTTGATCAGTCATTATCTTTACTCAACCGAACAGGTTGCTCCACAGACCGCTCCCAGCCGCGTTTTGGACCAAATAACGCTGTTGTTCCTTACGCCGTTCAATTTCTTCATTGGCTACTATCAACTGTCTGGCAAGAACTGCAATGTCATCATCAGGGTCCGCATTTGACCGGTCTAGAACCGCGGCAGCAATAATCAGCGCGCGACCCCGTTCGGAAATCAAATATTCAGCCATGCTACATTTAAACCTTACTTTTGCAAACGTTCGCGAGCACTCGACTGAAGCATTTTCAGGCCGGCAAAAAGGCCGTATTTGACCTTCGCTATGCTTGCCCGCAGCGTGTCGGCCGTTACCTGTTGATTGTTGTTACGTTCCTTACGATGTTCCAACTCGTCGACACCCGGACCAACGATCCGGATGTGGTCGAGCGTCCGCTCGATTTTGGTGGTCGGCATCGAAGCCTCTCCCGCAGCATCGCAGAGTCAAAACCTCGCCATCCTATGACGGGGTCGCGTCGTCAATTCCGTCTGTTTCTCGCTCATAGGTGCACCCCACGTCAGCGAGCGCTTCGCTGACATACCTTCCAACTGTGTACCAGGAATACGCGATAGTATCAGACTGCGCCAGTCCGTGCAGGTTCCAGCGTCGCAACAGATTTCGCTCAGAAGCAAATCCCTCAGCCACGCCACGCCAAAATGCCTCAGATTGCCCATACCGCAATGCGCGACTTCGTTCAGTTGGGTAGATCACTAACTACACTCCTACGCGCGTAGCCCACGGAGGCGACAAGATCGGATCGCTAACATCCTTGTCTGTCGTGTTCACGCCGGCCAGCTCCGCACTTTCCGAAGGAGGAACAACGGTCCGCACGGAACTGGACGGGATGAACGTGCCATCATAATCCGAAGGCACGAATGTTTGCAAGTTCACCACTTCGGTTGCGACGGGCTGGGCGAGCGCCTGAATACCGGTGAACGATGCTGTCTTGCCCAACGTTGAGTAATAGGGTGGCGCCGAAAGAAGAACAGCAAGCCGCGTGGCGTCATCCGGAGCCGCCTTAGGCCCCGCAGCGAAGGCACTGGGCGCTCCGGACGGCGGTCCGCTCCCCCATATGTCGTCAAGATTGTAGCGCAGCGGAAGGGGCTCTGGCGGCGGGTCAATCGACTTATCAGGCGATACCTGAAAATCGTATACAGGCGGCCAAGGATCGAAGCATGACCGCACGGCACGCCCTGACGACCGCGTGCAAACGAGGAAGCCCGTCAACCGTTCACGCGCAAGAGTTCTGTAGGGGACTCGAGCATTGCAACGGGAGCACGCACCCCACGTCTCGTAGGGGCGCAACTTAGGCTTTGTAGTGTGAACCGGTTCACCCATGGGGCGAATGTTTCACGTGAAACACTAGGCGTTATCAGCACCCGGGCTTACGAACACGGTGCGCCAATCAATGACAGATGCGGCGCAGCGGAACCACAATGCGATGAGCGACGCTTGATTTGACCAATTGCTGTCTTCGCGGGTTTCGAGCTGCGAGCGCTCCCAAAACGTGAAGCCCTGGCCGTTGTCTTTGTCTTGCTCGGAAGTCTGGATAAAATAGTTGTCTTTGTCCACGAGATACGGCGTTTCGACTACTTCCGGCAGTGCATTGGTGGCGCGCAAAACGTTGATGTTGTTGGTCTGAGCGTTCCACTGCAGCGGCGATCCGAGGATGCGCCGCGTTTCCGGACCGCTTTCTGGAGAGAGGATGACACGCTTAGGCAGGGTATTGATCACAAAACCACGGCCGTTGCGCGTGTACGAGATTTGGATGACCGCGTTCTCGAAGGCCAGTTCGGAAACGTTCGCAGCCACCAGCAAATTCGATTGCGCGCCAACGGCGGTCGGATGCGCCGCAGATCCAAGTGGAACGCCATCAGCTCGAACGCCGTTCACCGCGTCCACTGAAACTTGCAATGGCGCATGGGCAATGTACTCCTCAGTCTGCCGGGCCGAAAACGCCAACTCCTTCATCATGCGGGAACCAACGTCTTCGTATAGATCGTCGTCCTTCGCCTCACGTGAAATTGCCACGGCAAGACCGTAGCTTGCGTGCGTGACCTGCGTCCGATAGCCCTCGTTCGGCACGTCGAACTGAACGGGCTCCAATTCCGGTTGCTGCACGGCCAGCCCAAGGCCGGCGCGCTCCGTCATAAATTCCTCAAAGGCTTTTTCACTGGGCTTCGAATCAAAAAATTGCGGATAGATCGGCATCAGCCTCTCATAATCCAGGCCGAACAACGCATAGAGGCCGGGCCAATACTGCGAGGGCTGCAAACTTCGATCGATGACTTGCACGTCGCTCTCCTCTATGATGGCCTTGACTAGCCACCGCGAATCACTTGTGCAGATTAGCAGGAATTATTAGAACTCCCAAAGTAATACAACTTAAGGGGTGTATGACAGCAGCCTATGCGTGACCTTCCGACCATCAAATTTGATGTTGATAAGCCTGAGAAATTTGGCAATTTGGCCGAAAAATTGTCAAAAGACGAACGCCGGTTACTTGCCGACGAATTGATCATGTTGATTGGCATAGACGAGCAATCCATGAGTGACTGGCTCGGCGAGGCAGAAGGCTACTTGGACGCTGTCACCGCACAAGAAAATGACGCAAAACCGCAGGACCGCGAGCAAGAAGGCTCGAACGAAGAAGGGCCGCCATCCACGGAAATGACACTGACGGCAGTCGTGCAATTTTCAGCGCGCGCCACGGACGCTTTGCTCGGCGAACCCGACTTGGCAAGAGCGACCGAGCCGGGAAGCGAAGCTGTTGCGGCGTGGGTATCCAGTCAGCTCCGTACAAACGACCCTAATTGGGTAACGGATACCGATCCGCTTGTTGTGCACATGTCCGTCACTGGACTGGCATGGCGCAAACGGTCATTTGATCGCGAAGACGAGATATTTCACACGGCTTTCCGTACGTGTAAGGACGTAATTGTAAATGTAAAGTACCTACGTATCATCGACCGGGCACCGCGAATTACGGACCAATTCGAACGGTATCCGTACGAAATCAATCGATCGATTGAGCGCAAGCGCTGGGTTGATTACGAACCCGATTTTCACGACAACGACCCACAAGAGCCGAAACAGTTTTATGACTGCGATGCGTGGCTAGACCTGGACGGCGACGGCATTGAAGAACCGTGGACGATTATAATGTCGCGTGACGACTTTCCGGAAGTCGTTAAGATCGAACCACGATGGTCAGCGAAAACAGTAGTAAATACCGACGATTCATTATATTTCAATCCGGTTATCCGGTTCCATCCGTACAAATTTCTTCCCGATCCCAAAGGCGGATTTCTGCCCATGGGATTCGGCAAGCTACTTGCCCGCGTCGAGAACACAGCCAACCGGTTGCTTGCATCCATTTCCGACACTGCTAAGAGCGAGAGCGAGAACGGCGGCATCGGCGCTGGCAGCTCATTTGGCTTGCCGGATAAAATCGAATTAAAAGGCAACCGGATAACGGTGATACCCACAGACGGGATGCCGCTCGAAAAGGTGTTCTCGCCATTTCCGATGAAATCGGTTTCTGCGGGTTCCGTGCAAGTTCTCGACAAGATCATGACGCTGGGTGACCGCCTCGCCGGTACGATCAATCTACTTGAAAACGCGCCCGCATCAATGACTGCGACTATGGCCCGCGGCGTGATCGATAACGGTGCGCAGGTTCAATCCGCAGTACACCGTCGTCTCGTCGCGTCGATGACGCAGGAATTCCGATCATTCGTTGAAATGGCTAGCGCTTATGGCGTTCTGCCCAAAAACATACAAGCTTCTGGCGCTGACAACATAGCAGTGACGGCAGATCCACAGCTTGCAACCGAAATGCAGCGCAGCGCACTTGCCGGCATTTATATGGAATTGATGAAGGATCAGTTGACAGACTGGCGCGAAGTACGCATGCGCCTGTATAAAACTCTAAGGCTTCCGAATCCGGAAAAGCTAATCGGACAGCCACCAACACCGCAAGCCACTCCCAAAGAGAAGGCCGAAGCCGCAATAAAATTGATGAAGCAGAAAACCGAAAATATCAAAGTCACGGGTGCCGTCGCTGTGCAGCTCACGCAAGCGCTCAAGAATTTGGTTGAAGCCGGCGGCGGCATGATCAATAGTCAAATTGCCATGCTACAAATGGCGCAGCTTGAGCAAGCCGTGCAAACAATGATGCAGGAGGCAGGTAGTGCGGGAACTGGCATTGACGGAATGGCTCAGCAGCCCGGAAACCAAGGCGCTCCTCAGCTACCTTCGCCGTCGGACCAAAGTGGTAACAACGGCATTCCTGGCGGGAGTCCCGGTGGACCCAGTATCGCAGGGCCGGGCGGCGGCGCTCAATGAAATCTGCGTACTTTTAGAATTGCCGCAAGACAAAGTACGCGACATAATGGAGACAGCATGAACACTGAAGCCAAGCAATCCATCGGCGTGCGACTCGCAATTCGTCACGAAGGCAACTTCGTCAATGCCTACCTTGCCAAGGAAGGCGATATGGCGAGTGCCAAGCTGCTTGGTTCTATCATGCACAGCATTGTTGAATACGACGCGGATCTTTGGGAGCGATGGAAAGCCGTCATGTCCGACGCCATGGCAAGAACGATCAAAGAATTGTTCGGTCAGACGCCGGATATGATCGAAAGATCAGCTCCGCAGCATGAGAAGGGCAGTCGAGCATGAGTAATCCACAAGATATCGAACTCCATCGGGAACGCGTGTCACGTCGTACGGCATTACTGGCGGGCGCTGCGCGTTTGGAGCAACGGGCTCATGAACTTATCATAGAAGCTCACGAGCTTCGCAAGCTTGCGGAAAAACTATTTGACGTTATCGAAAAGGAAAAACAAGCATCATGAGCAGTGTAGGAGTTCATTCATTCCAAATCCCGCACGAACACGTACAACCGATCCGTGACATGGTCATTGTACGCATTCCACTGCCGCCATCGAAAATCGGCAGCATCCTGACGCCGGATATCACGCGCGACATGATGCAGCACAACGTCATGGCCGGACGCGTCGCGGGAATGGGGCCGCTCGCATTCAGTTACAAAAGCGGCAAGCTCGGAGACGTTTTGGCAAAACAGGACGTAAAAATCGGCGATTGGGTACTGTTCCGTCCATTCGCCGGAACGATGATTCAAGGCGGAAAATTGACCGCAACAAACGGCTGGCGGTACATGTCCAGTTTCAATGATGTGATCGGCATCATAAAAGCAGAACACATGCCAGACCCTTCCACACTTGAATGGGAAACGCCGGACGCACAGATGGAAACGGCGCCAGACTTTGATTTCAGCAACAGCAGAGCCTCTGAAGGACCGTACCTAAGGAGTTGATCCGTGGACTTGAACACAATGGTGAGGGAACAAGCCCTTAGTGGTTTGCGAGCCGCCCTCGATAAAGCCGTACTCGAAGGCGATCAAGAGGGCGCCCGCAAAGCCGCAACACAACTGGCACAGCTAGAAATCAGTACGGCTCCAAAACCGCTGCCATACGGTGACGCCGAAATACGCGCGGAATTGAACAAGCAAGAATGGTTCGGTACCGATCCGAAACGATCAGCGAAAGCAATTCAATTCGGAAAAGATTTGGACCCAAACAAGTTCGCTACCGCAGCCGACTTTACTGCGGCCATCGTGAAAGCCGTGGAAGATGAATTCAAACCGCCCAAGCCTGCCAGAACAGATGACGAGGACGGAGGTAATGAAGAAACCGAAAATGAAGACGGCACAGAGAATGAGGATGAAGACGACGAAGAAATTAGGAACAAAAGCAAGAGCAAACGCCGCCGCACAGATGGCCCTAAGGAGGGTGACGGCAACACGCATCGTCGTGCAGGACCTTGGGCCAAACTTAGCGACGCGCCACCTGCTATTCAGGCTGAAATAAAGCGCTCTGCCAATAAGCTCCTGTCGTCCAAAGCCACGAAAGAACAGCGGACGACTTTCGAGGCTAAGGCTCTTGAAAGTCACTACGCCGCGCACCAACGAAGTAAAAGGAAGTAGAGCATGACGCCGTTTCCCGGTTTTGGAATGTCTCCAAATCTCATTCCCAACCCGCCGCCCGGCATGCCGGAAGTGCCCGGCGCAAGCGATGCCGTTGCGGGGCTCTCGCCATTTTCCGAACCTCAAGATGTAGAAAGTATTATCAAACAACTCAATCTCGATCGGCCACTCAAACTGTACATACCGGATCGGCACCTCTATCCACAGTGGGAATTCCGCATCATCAACAGCGTGGCGCATGAAATTGCGGATGCCCATAATAAGGGCTTCGAACAAGTAACCCATGAAAAACTAGTGAGATTGTTCGATAACTTGGTAGCTGGCACCGACAAAGAAGGCAAAGCATTCCGGCCAATTCTATGCGCACGATCAGTGAAAGTCGGCGACTACGTACGAAAACAAAATTGTCTAAAGTTGCAAAGTCTGTACGCCGGCATGGACCCTGCCAACAAAGAGTTCTCCGGCAAGTACACGTATAAAGTGGATAAAAAAGACGGCACGTTCGGCCAATTTTCAGGCTGGGGTTTCCGTATCCGGGCGTGAAGGGATAACACAGAATGTGTTCAGAACTGGGCGGTCCATTGATGATACTCGCTCTTCTGTTTGGGTGGGCGACTATTATCTGGGCTGCAGGCAGAACGAGGTGACGCAATGAAACGGATAGTTCCATTTATTCTGTTACTGCTGTTTTGCGTCGCCGCTCTAGCACAGGGACTCCCTAATTTTGGTGGCAGCCAACTCCCCAACAATCCAGGAGGGGGCGGCGGTACCGGTGGTGCAGGAGGGGTTGCCAACTTAACAGCCCTCACATTGGCTTCTACAGCGGCCTATCCCACTGGCGTTTGGCGCACGACCTACGGCAACGGCAACGGTGCGCCGCCGCTATTCTACAATCCGAGTGCAAGCGCTTGCACGTTCAACGCAGGAGCCGGTGACGGCGGCGCACAAGTTCCGAGCGCGGACGGCAAGTGCTGGATCGCTGCATTTCCCTCCGGCGCCGTAGACGTAAAACAGTGGGGCGCCCTTTCCGATGGCGGATCGCCAATTGCCGGGGCGTATGGCTGGACGGCAACTGCGAACGGCACGACGCTGCTTACTGTTTCAAGCACAAACGGGATGGCTGCCGGACAGCACATTTCAACCATTGGCTGGGCGACACGCCAAGCCACCTCTCTAGCTATCATACCAAGCGGCACAACTGTCGTCAGCGTCGGTTCAGGAAACGTTGTCACGTCGCAAACCGTACCGACGATGTTGACGATTCCTTCGGTTGCGTGGGGAGACGCCGTTGTCGGTACCAACAACACGGCCGCCTTCCAAGCCATGTTTGATTACGGAATGCAGTCGGGAGTCGCTGATTTCTATTGCCTCGGAAATTTCAAAATCACAGATACTCTTCACGTCGGCTGGGGAGCGCAAGGAGCGAACGGAGGCCTTTATGGATTGCGTCTATCCGGTGGGTATCGTGCCGGATACAATCAACTGCCCGGATGTACTCTCTACCCAACCCAAACAGATAGACCGGCAATCGATTTCACATCCGGACGGCAGGTCGGTCTGTATGGCGTTGCAATTTGGGGCCGACTGTATAACTACCTGTTTTTCACAATGGGCAGCGGCTCTAATTTATCGTCGAATGTAAATGATTGGCTGCCGCCGGAATTCACACCGTCCGGAACATCTGGCGGATTTACCCAGCATGCACCATGGGCAGCGGTAACAGTGGATGCCTATGCCGGCACACAGCCATCGCCTGCGTACCCAAATCTGACGTTTCCGGCGTGGACAGGACTAAGCGCCCAATACGGCAAATCGGTTACGTCGGATATTGAACTGCGAAACGTAAACATTGACGGATTTGCAGTTGCGTTTGCCGTTGGTTTGAACACCCAAAACAATGGGGATTTTGCTAAAATAACAAACCTCAACATTGCATATAATCCCTACGGGCTCAGCGTAACCAATTCACAAAGCCGCAACGTCAATATCAGCAACATCATTTGCGGCTTCAATTACACCGTAATCGACCAAACTACGCTCGGAATGCAATCGGGTGAATTCAATGGCCCAATCAGCAACATCGGTTGCTCGCCGGCCTACCAGATGTTTAACTTTGGAAACCTTGGACTATCCGGCCCTCTCGATATTTCGGAAATATATTGTGAGGGATGCGTACGAGTTGGTAATTTCGTTTCCAATACATCCTTCAATAATTTAGTCGATTTGAAAAACAGCACGTTTAATCTAACTGAAACGTTGCACGGTCAAATTCCAGCGTGTTTCATAACTGCCACAAACGCCGAAATTCGCATGACCGGCGTCAATTACAATGGAAACCAGCGCATCAGCAATCTGTTTTGTGGCGGAGCACAAACTACTGCTGTCTTAAATGGGGGCGGCATCCAGGGCGCTGTAGCGGGAGCGGTAACTCCCATGCAGTTGCAAGCGATCAATTACTCTGGCGGTATGTTTGCCGGGGCGCCGCGTTACAATTCTAGCGCCATCAATAATTGGTCTGTGCCACAATACTATCTCGGTTCATATTATTCAACTGCGAGCTTTACGGGAGCCATATCCAGCCTTACGCTGACGGTTACCGGCGGTGTCACTAATGGATCGCTGGCAATCGGGTCCTGCATATTTACTGGCGCAGGAGTTACCGCAAATACGTGCATAACTGCTTTCGGCACTGGCGGCGGCGGCAATGGCACCTATACGGTCAACAACAGTCAATCAGTCGGCGCGGAGGCAATGACTGCCAGTTCGAGCCTGAGTTCGTACCCACATGCTGATGTGCTCACGCGCGGAACCCTAACCAATCGGTTCCCGATGACACAAGACATGAAGACGTACGTGGATTCACAGGGCCGCTCTTGGCAAATGACGGTACCAGCTCCGGCACAGCTTGTATTTCCGTCCTCTCCCGGTACTCAAATTTCAGTGTTGCCGGCTTACGCTGGCGATACGATGACATTCAATTATTGCAGTGTTTACCAAGGAGGAACCAACGGAATTGTTTACGTAATAGCTCCCGGAGATATTCTGTACCATTTTAACAGTAACACGATATTTGTCGTAACTTCCGTCGGCTCACCAGCAAGCGACGCGACTAACTGCACGTTCGCACCAACTACGTCATCGGTCGTCACAGCCGTTCAACAAAACAATATGACGGTGGCGCCTGGAACGAATACGTGGGCGAGCAACCTCAATGCAACGCCGCTCCTGAACTCAGGCAATACCGCGCTCATAAAAACCGGCGTAGTGATTCCAGGACAACTGGAATATGGTCAATTTGCTAATGGCAGTACGACCGTAAGCAACGTCAGCAATGGCAATGGCGTAGTCGGCACCGATCTAGGAACATTCTACAAGAACGGCGATCTAGTACTTGCGCCGTTTACGTTCGGCACTGGTAGCTCACCATGGCCGACAAGCAATGCCGGCGGCAATCAATATGCGACAGTCATTGCCGCCAATCCAGGCTCAATAACGCTAGGGTCCGCCGCCACAGCAAGCGGTCTGTATCCAATCTTTCCCTATGAACTGAGCGGACGTACCGTAGGACCAGGCCCGCAATTGTCTACGTCATATGCCCCTGGATTGCAGGCAAGCATAGTTAATACTATTGCTCAATTCCAAAAATGGGTAAAATCATCAACTGTAGACAATTTAATAGGGTCCGCTAGTTCATTCACCTGCACAGGAAACCCAACGATCACTTTTTACGAATGCGGAACGAGCACAACTTGCACCGCAACACCGATCACAATCGGAACAGTAACCTTAACGGCAAGCGGAGCTGCCGTTGCAGGATCAGTCACCAATCCAGCAATCACCGCAGGTGACTATACGGCATGGGCAATTTCCGCCGGCACCTGCACAGCACTTGACGCCTCAGCGACGGCTCAGTACCATCAGAACGGACAATAAAGACGGGCAAGGGGGCAGGAGCCCGCGGTACCTGGACGACCGCGGGCTCTTTGATCTAAATGTGGTGCTCCCGACAGGATTCGAACCTGCACTGCTAATGCAAAGAGATTTTAAGTCTCTCGCGTTTCCCATTTCGCCACGGGAGCTATTTCATCTTCTCGATAAGCTCGGCAACGATGCTCGTCACGGTTCGCCGCATCGCTGCAGCCTTGCGCGTGAGCTTTTCTCTCTCCGCGGCCGTCAAACGAATATCCATGCGACAGGCACGCAGTACGACAGAAGGCTTGCGTGCAGCCCCGTTTTTATGCGTGCGACGTTTTGTCGCAGGCTTCGCCTTAGCCTTCTTCGGTTTCAGCTTGGCAGGTTTCGCCTTCTTCTTCGGTTTCGGCTTGACAGGCACTTGAATTGCGCTCTCAGAACTCTCCGTTTCCATACGTACGTGCTCCTATGAAGGTGTGCACGTCTTACACTGTACACTCTTATATGTCAATCTGCACAGTGCAAACGAAGTTTCGCCCGATCCAGCATCCAATTCATACGCTCTGCAGTAGTACCATCTATAGTCATAGACATAACACCATCGCCTTCTTCAATTAGAACAACGATGCTTCGAAAATCAATTTGGGCGAGAATGCCAAGCAACTCTGCTTTTGTATGTACGCGATCTGGAATTCGCGCAAGTTTCACTGTGCTCATTATCTTAGCCCTCCATGGCCATTGAAACAACGCAGGCATCAAGCCGATCGGGTGATCGACCAGTCTCCGCACGAATTTTCTCTTTCGGCGTCATAAACAGTCGCGCTTTTTCATCACGCCGGCAACCGCCTTGACCCCATTTGTACGCCGCCGCTTCCTCTTGCAACTGCTTGTCATTTGGCATCGACACGTCGTTTTGCAACCATCGCTGAAATTTATCATGCAGCTCTGCACGCCGATTGCCGTACAGCGTACCGTTAAGAGCACCCCAAGCGAAATTCACTGCTACCACTTTTTCCACCCCAAACCGCCGCATGCGAAGCCGCAACGCATCCGCGAGCCCCTTGCCAG